TCTTGATGGCGCGCCCGGTGACCGTGTTGCCCGTGGTATCCAGCGTGCTGGAGTCCAACCGGAAGGGGTCCGCGGCGCCGAGCCGCTTGGTGCGCGAGATGACCTGATCGCCGTCGTCAATCACGAAATCGGCGGAGACGGTGAGGTCGTTGGAGGGGCGCAGGGAGAAGAGGATGCCGTCATTGATCTGGTCGCGCGCGGGGGCGAGGGCGTACTCCTTGGTGATCAGCTCGGCCGTGATTTCGGGGTCAACGTAAGCAGCATCGGTGATATATGCAGCGTTGGCTGTCGTGTCTCTGGTGTTGGTACCGTATTCACCTACGGCGGGCCCAAACAGTCCAGCTGCCATCTCCACCCGGTCGAGATAGAACAGCCGGGCATCCATACCAGCACGGTTCTCAGCTACCATCGCCCAGGTGCGAGGAGTCGGCGCTACTCCAGCAGAGGCACCTCCTAGGAACTGCTGAGGACCCCACCAGCGCGCCTCGCGCCAGTCCTGTGGCAGCCCCTCGCGCAGGTCCAGCCACCACTGATCTCCCGGCGCGTCGGTGTCCGTCATCCCCTGTCCGGCGCCCCACACTGCAAGCCGGTAGAACCCGTCGAAGTAGGCCGCGCTCCAGCGGTACTGGAGAGACGTGGGGGTCACCTTCAACGCTGGTTGGATCTTCTGCCCGATGCGATGCGGCAGCACGCCAGCAGCGAAGCACCACACGTCGTCCACGCCTGCCCAGATGATGCCGACCGGCGTGCGAGCTACGGTGTACTGGCCGGCGCAGCCGCAGTTGACCGAGATGCGCTGGATGGTGAGGGTGCTGGTGCCTCCCGTGGTCTGGTCCATGTCCCCAGTCAGCAGGAATGGGTTGCCATAGCGGCGCAGGATGAGCAGGCCCGACTCGGCAGGTGAGCCGACGTTGGTGAGCATCACCTCGATGCCGCCGACAATCTCGTCACCATCAGCGCCAGCCACCAAGGAGATGGCGCGCCCGTTGGAGGCGAGCACGCTGTTGCCCACCACGTCGGCGGTGTAGTTGTCGGTGAAGACGATGGTGTTCTCGTAGCCCTTGCCGAAGTTGGCGAGCACGAGACGCTGCTTGTAGGGGAACGCGTAGGACGGGTAGACGTTCTCGTTGCCGGTGCCGGCGAATGCGAGTGTGGAAGGCACACCTCCCAGCTCGGCGTTCGAGTCGAAGATGTAGTACGGATATTGCGACGGCCCTGTGCCGCCACTGGAGCCGATCATCCAAGTGGCATAAGGCCCCGGCAGCACCAGAACCTTGTTCCGCCACGGTACCATGTGCGGCCTGGGGTGGTCGAACGGCAACGAAAACGAGATGGGAAAGCCTCCAGAGAAGCTGGCTCCCCAGATGCCGATGCTGTTGGCCCCGGTGCCGCGGTTGATGAACACGATGTCTGTGCCGGAGACGGACCCGGAGATCGGATTCATTAGCGCAGCTACCGGGCGATCTGGCGCTGACGCGGTGCCTTGCGCGGCAAAAGGCCGGCTCAGCCCCCCACGCTTCTTGATGATGCCCGGCTTGACCGGCACCAGGTTGCGCGCGAGCTGCACCTCGTCATCTCGAATGGCCCGTGGGTCATCAAAGAGGTTCACGCCACCGAGCGCCGGAATGGGCATCCACTGCATGACGCTCAGAACTCCTCGTAGAAGTTGATGGTTGCACCGATGGTGGTGTTCCCGGTGAACGGGGTACCGGCCAGGGTCAGCACGTCACCAGGGTTCAGCTCGATGTGCTGAGCCCACAAGTCCTCGCGCACAGGCGTGCTGTTGGAAACGCCCGCGTAGATGACGCGGCCCCCAGTGACGGTGGTACCGGCCGTGTCCGTCTGGACCACCGACGTGGTGTTGCTGAAGTCGGTGTACGAGGGCGACCCGCCGAAGGTGGGATTCAGCACGAGTTGCACGTAGCCATCGGCCACTGTGTAGTAGGTGATGCCGCGCAGTCGGACGCGCACCTCACTCGGCAGAAGGCTGGGTCCGAAGGTGGTCTTCACCTTGATGGACACGATGTTGGTGAGCGCGTTGATGCCGGTCTTCCGGTTGACCACACCGCCGATGGGGCCCGAATGCCCCTCCTGGCCCTCGCGCGCTAGCGACATGGATGCCGTCTTCAGCGTGAGGTTGGTGGTGTTGCCGGAGTTGGCAACGCGAGCACCCAGGCCGAAGGTCGGATTGGTGAAGCTGGGAGAGGTCTTGCCGCCACCGCCAGAGGGGATGCCGCCACCCCACGGCTCGGTGTGGACCAGGACGAAGTCGCCTGTGGCCGGATTGCCCGAGTAGTAGCGGATCGGCCCGAAGCCCAGGTACTGCATCTGCACCGCGTAGATGGTACCCTTGGTGATGTCCAGCAGGACGTTGGAGGGCCCCGAACCGTTCAGCTTGTCCTCGGACCAGGAGGTCTGAGGGATGAAGGTCTCCACGCCGCCGACGCGATGGATGATGCCGAAGGTGGCGCCGTTGCAACCGAACATGGCCGCGTCGTCGGTGGCGTGGTTGAACATCCCCACCTCCTGGCGCGAGCTGGCGACGCACGGCGTGAAGATGGCGGTGAACCGCGCCATCAGTCCCTGGCCGGGCAGGTACTGGGCCGAGGCGTCGGAGGCCACCTTCAGCTCGCCTGTAGACGTGGTGCCCGTCTGGAGCACCATCATCCCCGACGCCTGGGTCACGGTCGCGGCGCCCACCGTGGTGATGGTGTCGATCAGCGCCGGGTTGACGTTGTTGGAGAAGAGGAGATTCACCTCCGGCGTGTCCTGAGCGACGCGCAGCTCCCCGAAGGCGGCACGGTCCTGCACACGCACGGCCGTCACGACCGGGTAGATGTCCGAGGACCAGATGTGGAGGCCCTCTGGCGTCCGACCCACAGCTAGGCTCACCAGCAACAGGACCATCATCAGGCAGATGGTCACCGCCAAGCGCCACAAGGTCGCGCCGTTCATGGCTGCGGCCACCACCCCGAGCCACGCCAGCTGGAGCTGGAAGGCTGCCGGAACACGTTGGAGTCCAGCGCGGTGTTGATGTTGATGCCGGCGTTCTGCCCGTGGTCCATCTTGTCACGGGCAATCATGGCGCCCAGCTCCTCGTTGGCCATCGCCGCCTTCTCCTGGTCGTGGCCCATGCTGAAGGCGAAGGTCTTCACCATGTGCACCATGGTGCGGTCCACCGGGTACCAGGGGTACTCGGCAGCACCGGGGTCAGCCGGCATCAGCATGTACGGGAGCGCCAGCAGGTAGGCCCGGTCAGGTACCGGGCTGAAGTAGACGGTCCACTTGCCCGCCGTGATGGACGTGGTGAAGTCGAACGGGCGCACCTTCAGGTACTGGGGCTGGCCTCGTGTGGTGGTCGGGTCGTTGACCGTCTCGTCGAACTGGACGCCGTTGTCCTCGATGCGCTGCACGCGCACGGTGGCACGGGCGCGGTACTGGGCGTCATAGAGAATGCAGGGGTCCAGGATGCGCTGGATGGCGTTGGTGACGGTGGCGCCAGCGCCCAGGTTCAAGGAGACGGTGCCGGCGGGGACGCTGATGCCCGTCGCGCGGCGCCAGAGCTGGGGCCAGGGCCAGTCGGCCGCAATCTTCCGGAGCCACATCTGAAGCTCCAGGTAGGGCGTGATAACGCCATCCGGCCCGGCCTCGGCCAGATCCTCGCGAGCCGCCAACTTCAGCCCGTGGCTTACGATGGCGCTCAGCGTGGACTGGCCCATGGCACTCTCAGGGTCGCGGCATCCTCGCCTTTGACCGATCTCCCAACTTCAGGTTCTCGACGCGCTCGGGCAGCCTCTTGCCCTTAGACGCCTTGTCGCGCTTCGCCACCTCGGCGTGGCTGATCTCCCCGCGGTTCTCCATGGCGTGGAACTTCCGGCGCTGCGCATCCGAGGCGTACTGGCCCATGCTCAGCCCCTATAGCCCAGCGGCTGGTTGGCGACCTTCTTTCCCAGCGCGTGCTCCTCGACACCCAGCTTCTGCTCGCGCTTCTGGTAGGCCGGTGACTCCTTGGCCTCCTGCGCACGCGTCTCGCGCTTCTCGCGCTTCATCATCGCGGCCTTGCTGGGCAGCTTCTTGGGGCTCATGCCATCCTCGCCTTGGAGCGGTCGCCGAAGGCCAGGTCGGTCACCTTCGGCTTGTCCTTCCCCTTGTGCTTCGAGGAGCGCGGGGACTCGTTGTACTCGCGCTGGAGCGGGTTGGCCTTCGGGCCTCCAGGGGGGAACCCTGGCTTGCGCGCGTTGAAGCCGCCCTTGCGCCCGTTCACTTGACCCTCGCGGCGTGGCCCTTGGCCAGGTAGAAGTCGGCGGCCTCCGGGTCGAGCATGACCACCTCGCCGGCACGCCAGCACTTCCCGTTCAGCCCACCGTCCGTGCCCATGACCAGGGCGACAGGCTTGGCCACCACTTCCTTGACGGGCGGCACCAGCGTGGTCACCTCAGCCGTCACCTTCTCGGCGGGGGACTCCTTCTCCTTCTTGGGGCTCAGGAGGGCCATGGGTCAGTTCACCTTGTTGAAGGAGATGCCGCCGTGCTCCAGCGCCTTCCGCTGGCCGCGCTGGGCCCGCGAGCCCACCTCGCCCGAGTCCCACTCCGCACTGCGCGATTCCAGCTCGGCCTCGGAGTTGCGCGTCACCTCCTGGAGCTGCCAGGCGATGTCGTTGGCGCGCGGCACCAGCACCGGGCTGGAGCGGGTCATGCTGAGGTACTGGACCCCGTTGAGGATGTAGCCCTGGAACGCCTTCGCCGCGCGCTTGCCCTGTGGCAGGACCAGCATGAAGACGTGGTTCTTGTCCTCGCCCTGGACCATCTGGTTCTGGGTGCCGTCCTTCTCGATGGCGGTCATCGTCCGGGTGCCGTCCGTCTTCACGTATTCGGACCCACCGCAGACCTTCACGTGCTGGAGGCACTTCGGGCACGGGGGCCCGAGGTTCTTGCGCTCCTCGCGCGCCCGCTCATCGCCATCGACAGCCTTCTGGCGCTGCATCTCCGCCATGGCCAGGCCGGTCGCGATGCCCTCCTGGATGGCCTTGGCCATGCCGGCCTGGCTGTCCACGAGCGCCTTGATGAGCGCCTTGAGGTCGGCCACCTCGGTGGAGGCAGCCGGCGAGGGAGCGGGGTTCTTGGGGTCGTTGGGGTTCGCCATGTCAGGTCACCAGATCAGTAGGAGGAGGCCAGCTCCAGGCGGAGCATACGGAGCTGATCGCGGATCATCGCGGCGAACCAGACCTTGTAGGCCATCTTCTTGCGCTGCATGGCCGGGTCGGAGTCGGTCGGCGTGTTCCCGGTGACGTGCAGCTCCAGGTTGCGCAGGCCCACGAAGTTGCACGACTCGTTGCCGTGCAGGTAGACCGGGTGGATGGTGCTGGGGTCGCTCGACCCGGTCGCGTGGATGTTGGCCGGCGCGGTGGTCGTGGTGGCCGCGACGTTGGTGACCGTCACGGTGTCGCCGGCCTCGATGTTGTCGAAGGACAGGCCCAGCGTGGCGTCCGTGCCGGTGCCGCCGGCCTGCACGGTGTCGAAGTACACGCGGTAGGTGTACAGCGACGAGAGGCCTGCGAAGTTGAAGGTGAAGGACTCGTTGTTGCCCGCGGCCGCGGCAGCCATCGAGTGGGCGATGGAGATGTCCTCCTCGAACCCACGCAGCTTCGCCTTCCGGGTGACCTTGAAGAAGTAGGTCACGCCGGACGACAGGGAGCCGCCACCGTCCACCGCGGTCACCACCGGGGTGCCGGTGCCGAAGGCGTTGCCGGTGGTCACCGCCGCCGTGGTGTTGCCGAGCAGAGTGAACTTCGGGATGAAGTTGGTCTCCACCCAGCGGATGTTCAGCCAGGTGCCGATCTCGCTGTTGTAGACGGCCTTCTGGTTGGCGTAGGTGGCGACGCTCGCCCAGGTGCCGAAGGAAGCCGACGCGGCCTGCACGTCGCCGGAGACCTGGGGGCCCACGATGGCCACGTACGCCTGGCCCTGGTTGATGGACCCGCCACCCTTGCCGGCCGTCTCGACGCCCTGGCGCATCTCGCTGCCGGCGAGCGCGTTGCCGCCCTCGCCCAGGATGATGCCGCCTGCCGGCCCACCCCGAGGCGGCGCCCCCTGGTCGATCAGGGTGATGCGCGCCTTGTGGATGATGGTGTCGCTGATCTTCATCGTGCTGGTGATGGAGGCACGAGCTGACACGCTGGCGTCGCCGTACTGCACGTTGGTGCCGGCCAGCCAGACGATCTGAATCTCGCGGTCGATGACGCGCTGGGCGTTGTCGGCCAGCAGCTCCAGGCACTGCTGCACCAGCGGGTGCTTGGTGGTCACCTGGGCCTGGTCGGTGATGGTGATGACATCGATCCACTGCGCCATCGTCGCCGTGACCTGGGTCAGGCTGAAGGAGCTGTTGGCCGGCGTCACGCCCTCGGTGGCCGGGTTCTGCGGCACGTTCATGCGCTCGTAGCGGATGAAGTAGGCCGTGGTGCCGGTCCCGTCCGGCTGCTGCACGCGGTCGCACACGCTCGTGCAGACCAGCTTGAGGGCAGAGCGCTGGACGAGCTTCATGGCCAGGAACTTCTCTTGGTCGCTCATCGTGGTGCTGCTGAGAATCTCATTCGCCACGGGGTGGCCTCATCATCAACTACGGGTGGGTGGAGGCTGGTGCTGCCCTCCCCTGATTCAGTGCCCGCCGAGTGGCTGGTCGCCAACGGCCTGCTCCAGCCAGGCCATCTCCTCAGCGGTGTTCTTGAAGACGGGACGGGAATTCGAGGGGGGCTGGTAGCCGCGAGGCGCGCCGAAGGTCGGCATGGGCACGTTGAACTGGGAGCGGGTGGCTTCGGTCTTCCGGCGCTCTGCCTCCTGCTGCTTGGCGTAGATGCCCCAGGCGTAGGTCTCGGCCGTCTCGGCGTTGATGGGCCGGCCCAGCTTCACCTGCTGGGCACGCACGTCGTTGGCGATCTTCACCACCTCGGCCGGCGTGCCGTTCTGCTGCACGAGCTGGTTGAACTGCTGCTCCTGCTGCCAAGACCCGAGCTGTCCGAACCGGGCCTCGATGTTGCCTGCGAACTGCTGGGCCCAGCCAGTGAACCAGGCTGGGGGGCCATTGGGGTCGGCGGCAGGCGCGGGAGCCGGGGCCTGGGTCCCGGGAACCTGGTTGGCCTTCTCCTCGACCACCGCGTTCAGGGCCGCGGTTGCCTGTTCCAGCATCTGGGCCTGCTTGGCGATAGTCGCCTGCGCCGCCTCGTGCTGCTTCTGGATCTCCGCCAGCTTGGCTTCGAGGTTGGGCGCGGCGTCGTCAGCAGGCTTGGGAGGGGTGGTTGGCTCCATGGCGCGCACCATGGCATCGCACTACGCTACAAGTCAAGTAACGCCACGTATGGTGGTGACCATATATGTATCGTCACCGCTGCTTGGCCACCCCGTCAGCCAACGCGATGGTGTCGCTCGGGAACCGGAGAAGGGTCCGGTACGCCTTGGCGAGCATCAGGTTGGTGGCCATGACGTGAGGGGTCTCGGCGTCCTCGGCCGCACGCATTGCCTCCTCCGCCTTGGAGGCGAGGAAGGTGGCGAGGAGCTTCCAGCCGGCGTGGCTGTTCAACGATTCCATCAGCTCCTTGCGCCGGATCTGCCCGTCGCGGAAGTCGCGCTGCTGATTCTCGACGTTGGCGTCGTGTTGCTGATTGGCCTGACGCCAGTTGATGAACTGCTGGGGAAGCAGGGGGGTGCTCATCGCTGCATGCTCCCTTCCAGTGCCGCGAGCTGGTCAGCGTTGTTGCGCACGTCCATGAAGTCGTTGGCCTCTCCAGTAGTCGCGTCGGTACCGCGCTGCCCCACTCCTGGCGCCTGCTCCGTAGCGCTCCGAGCGCGGTTGCCGGGCGCGGACGGGGGTTGAGGAGATCCACCGACGCTCGCAGGAGGCGCATTCGGTCCCGCCATCGCGGCCATCTGCGCCTGCAACGCCTCCTGGGGCGTCATCTTGCGGATGAAGGAGTCGAACCCGCGCAGGCCCCCCGTGCTGTACATGCGCTCCAGCATCGGGGCCGGATCCACGACGTAGCCCTGTGAGTTGAGGATCTGGAGCGTGAGCGGGTTCATGGCTAGCTGCATGATGGCGGCAATCTGCTGGGTGCGTTGCGCCGCAGCGATGGCCTGAGAGCTGGCGAGCCACCGGAACTCAGCATCGATGATGAGGTCGGCCGGCGTGACCGGGTAGCTCTTACCCGCCACGATGGCGAACACGGCCTTGTCGCGGTACTGCTGCCCCAGCCGCCAGGCCGCGCGCAGCAGAGGAATCATCATCGCGTACTCGATGTCCTGCACCTGGTCGAGCAGGGGCTCCATCGAATTGCGCTGGAGGATCTGGGATTGGGTGGCCGTCTTGGCTTGGGAGCTGGTGTTCCCCTGTGCCTGAGGAGGGGCGCCACTGAGGTCTTCCTCTAGGCTTCGCAGATAGGCGACCACGTACTGGCCATGCTGAATCATCTCGAACGGCGGGCGGTCGAACTGGACAGCCTGGGCCACGTCGAGCACGGGTACCACGGCACCGGGGAAGATGGGAGGCGGGGGCCCGGCCATCAGGTTCGGGTTGACCAGCCAGATGGGATTCAGGTTGTACTGCGCCACGTCCAGCCACTGGTTGAAGCTGTCGTTGGTGGTGGACTGGAGCGCCTTGGCCAGCATGCCGTAGCCGGTGCCGTAGATCATCCCCGGCACCTGATTGGTGGCATGGAAGTCATAGGGCGGCTTCTGGTCCAGGAACGGGTTGCGCCGGCACTCCACGCAGACGTTGCCGGCCAGCACCATCCGTACCGGAATCGGCATGGAGGGGTCCTCACCGGGAAGGTAGGCTTGGGCGGGCATCACGATGCACGTCCACACCTCGGTGAGGGTCCGCATGGCGCCCTCGGGATTCCCGCTGATGGTCGAGTAGTGGGGCGACGGAATGCCGTACAGGTTGGTGTGGACCTCTGCGCTTTGGAGGAGGTGGGTGTCCGGCGTGGCGGCGTCGAGCGCGGCCTGCCCGTTGAGGAAGGTCCCGTTCTTGATGAGCCGGTAGATCTCCTTCTGAGGCACGTCGATGTCCTCGGAGACCAGCGTGCACTCGTCCAGGGACGCCGCGGTGGTCGGCCAGACGTGGAAGTTGAAGATGGACCGAGGCGCCACCACCAGGCCCTCGTTGCGCTGAACACCGAAGGAGGGAACCGGAACCCCCACGGGGGACATCTGCATGGATCCGGAAACAGACTGGTCTCTCCGGTAGAAGCGCTTCCACACCGTGCTCCCCAAGCCCACGAGCTGGCTGAGCATCGGCTTGATGCGCCTGCGGAGCTGGGCGTTGGCCTCCAGCTCCCACTGCACGTACGCCTTGACGGGCCGGGCACGCTCCGGGTCTCCCGAGCTGCGGTCCATCACGTCCATATACTCGTCGGAGGGAAACAAGCCTCTCGACAACTGGGTGGTCAGCGTCTGCTCGATGCGCGCGTAGACGGGCAGGTAGGAGTCGTGCCGGCCATAGTAGCGCCGGCTCCCGTCGTGAAGGAGCATCTTCATGCGGCCGATGGCGCGCCAGTCCTCCTCCAGGGGCTGCCGCTGCCGGCGCAGCTCACTGATGAGCGAGTAGATGTCAGGAACCTGGCTCGCGACCTCGGGCGCCTCAGCGAAGTTGGTAGAGGTGTCAGGCAGCGTGTTGATGGGCTGCTGGGCGCCAAAGTTGTTGGAGAAGTTGTCGGGCGAGTGTGCCTCGACGAGAGAGAGATCCGTGTAGCCAACGCTCATCGCATGCCTCGCTTGATTGGATCGGCGCTTGCCGAATACGCCATGGAACGCGGGAGCCCATACATGCCGGCCACCGTAACCGACGCGGAGGTATCGCCGCCAGTGCTGCCATCATCGTCAGGTCCCTGGACCAGGGCGAGCCGGTTGCCGAAGAGGCCGTAGATGCCGTAGCGCAGAGCGTCGGCGGCATGGTCGTAGATGCCGTCCTTCAGAGGCTCATCGAAGCGCCGGCCCTTGCGCTCCTTTTCGTCGGGGTAGCGGTACCCCTTCTCCAGCATGCGGATGAGGAAGGTGCAGCAGTTGTCGATACGGAAGGCGGGCGTGCCCCCCGACTGGCGGCTCATCAGCACGCGCACCGTACGGATGCCCGTCTCGATCTTCACGCCAGGGATGAAGTGCAGAGCGATGCCGTTGGCGTTGAGCACGGCCAGCGTGGAGCCGGTGTCCTTGTGCTGGGTGGCCGCTGGGTCTCCCCAGTCGGTCACCTTCACCGCGTCGGGGAAGCGTGTCCTGGTTTCCGCCAGCACCCGAGGAGCCCACTCGTGGATCTCCTCGTTCTCGCCCTTCAGCTCCCAGAGGACATCGAGCCCACCAAACGGCGTAACCTGAGCCCAGATGCAGAAAGGATGGCGGTAGCCGAAGTCGTGGAAGCGCACGATAGGCGCGTTGGGGTTGGCAGCCAGCATCCCCTTGGCGTGGAAGTCGCGCTGGAAGACGCGCCCATAGACCGGCGTGCCCTTGATGGCGCCGCCCCACTTCCCCTCTACCAGCCGGCGGATGAGATCAGGCGGTAGCGTCTTCCGCATGTTCTCGTAGTAGCCGTCGTAGAGGTTGCGGTCGTTCTCGCCGGGGACCGCGTAGATGGGGTTGTAGATGGGCGCCGCAACCTTCTCGCCCTTCTCGTTGAGCCCGGTGCAGTCGGTGTAGAGGTAGTGGTCCTCGTCGGTGGGGTTGAAGGCGAGGTCTACGCGGCGCTTGAATCCTTTGAGGCGAGCGCGGGTGCGCGTCTCGGCAAGGATGTCTCGGTCTACCTCGTCGGCCTCATCGACGGCGATACTGTGGCACTCCAAACCAGCAGGCCGCTCATGCAGGCCGAGGAAGATGAACTGGCTGACGGCGCCCCCACCTATCGGGTTGACCCACCACCTCATCGGCGCGCTCTTGTCGCGGTCCACCAGCGTGCCCGGAGGCAGGCGATGGAGCATCTCCTCCATGCGCTTGGCCGTCGTAATCATCAGCTTGTTGTAGTCACGCCGGCAGATGGCGAGAATCTTGCCCGGCTCAGTGAGTGCCTCGAACCACTTCAGCGCGCAGAGGCCGCTGGTCTTGGACGTGCCCACCATCCCGACCAGCGCGTTCTCTTCGTGCTTGGAATATAACAAGTTGCGCTGGCTCGGGTTGGCAGTGCCGTTCAGCAGCAGCTCATAGAGGCCATCGTAACCGTCCACTTCGATGGTGGTGCTCTTGGCCTTCTGCGCCTCGACCAGCAACTCGCGTTGGCTCTTACGCATCTGCGTGCTCGCGATGGACCCAGACCGCCACGCCGTTCTCAGCCACGCTGTCGAGGTACGGATTGCACCAGCAGGCCACCTCGTGATGCTCGAATGGGTGACCTTCTGGGAGAGCGGGCATCACATGTACGTCGCCCTCTTGCGGGTGCTCATTGCTCACGGCTTCAGCACCTTGGCTGCCACGTCAATCACATCACCCACGTAGGGAAGTGGCGGGGGCGACCCATTCCCAGAGCCGCCCATGTTGATGACAATCATGTTGGCACCCACGCCCAGCCGATCCTTCTTGCCGTGCCCACCGGCGTCGAGCAGGAAACGAGATGCCTTGTCCCGCTCGCTGTCGTTGCCGAAGCGGAGCTGGCGCTCCATCTCAGCGATAGCGACGGGCTGAAGCTCGGTGATGCGGCGTTCCACGTAGTCGTCAGCATCCGCGCCGGTGAGCCCCTCCGGCACCGGCACCAGCTTGCGCCGGTAGTTCTCGCCGCGGAGGGCCGTCTTCACCTCGTTGTCGAACTGGCGATCCTCGTGGTTGGCCAGCACCGGAGATGACGCCGTGGTGGTCTCCGCATCGGCACCACAGGCCGCGGAGGAGCACTCGACGCCCTTGACGGCATGGGGCAGCTCATGGCCAGCAGGGCACTGGTTGAACGACTCAGTAGGCATCTGACGATGGTGGCGAGCCACGCTCATGCCTCCTGGAAGAGATGGATGGGCAGCTCGGGCACCACCTCGCCACGTTTCCTCGCAGCCTTCCGGTCATCCGACCTCTTGAACTTGGCGCGCTCCTTCTCCCCGTAGACCGGATCCTCTGCCCGCTTCTTGCGGCGCCACTTGTTCTGCTTGCGGTTGTACTGGTCGGGGTCCGCGAAGTACTGAGGCTCCATCTGGACCTTGACCGCCTTGGTGCCCGCCCAGGCCATCACCGGAATGCCCACGGTGGTCTGGAGCCGGAGCATGGTGATGAAGGAGGGGACGCTGATGCCTAGCGACGCCGCGGTCACGGTGGTGATGTTCAGGCCCGAGGTCTTGGCGAGGCTCAGGAGGCTCACGTCCGGGTGCTTGGCCAGGTACTCCGACACGGGCGTCGGGCTCGGCGCCAGCTTGGGGAGGGGGACCATACGAGGCATGTAGGGTATGTACCATACGTCCACGAGCGATAGGTAGTCCGGCGCGCCCGTTGGCAGTGGGATTGGCGGAGTAATGCGACCACAAATCACCACCCGTGTCTTACTGGTATGGCCATTCACGCTAGCTGGGCAGTCTGTATGCATTGCAGGGTCGGCATCCCACTCGTTGAGGTGCGCAGGAGTGGTCAGCGGGAGGTGGCAGGGGGATACACGATTGAGGCATTCTCCCTACACCACGTCTGGAAATCCCATGACGTGAGAATCTTGGTGTCGGAGGTGGCCAGGTTGGTGGTGGGAGATCCCCTTCACCCAGCAGTTGACAACTCTGAGTACCCTCGCTTATGATTCCGGGACCCGCCCGCGACCGAGTGGGCGCAGGCTCCCGAACGTCACACCAACCCACATCAGAGTGGGAAATTGGAGACGCACAATGTACGAAGCTGAAGCTCTGATCCGCAGTGCTAGCCGTATTCGCGATGACATCTGGTGCTCAGAGCCTGGCAAGTCAGCCATCCTGGGGCGGGTCTGGTTCAAGACCTACGAAGGCGAGCAGGCCCTCTGCGCGTTCATGCTCGGGATGAACGAGACGACCACGGAAGCCGCATCGCTACTCGTGATGCGAGTCTTCCAGCTCCAATGCGAGATCGCGGCACGCAAGGCTGGATGGTGCCCCGAATTGCCTCCGGGACCGCCACATCCAGGTGCTGATGAGCTGTACGCCTGATTACTGATTGCCTATCGGTGATATCGTGTTAGTGGGTAGGAGTCCACTAAAGGGTCCCCCTATGCCCCTTTACTTCGCCGCGGTAGGGGGGTGCCCCATAATGGATCGGTGATCCATTTTGGCTATGACATAAATGTCACGTGACGTTTCTGAGATCAAATAACTCAGCGCGTCACTAGCATGGCACGCCCATTAATCGTGCCAACTACTGGCCCCGGCGCCGAAGCTCCGCCGCCACCTTGGCATGCTCCTTGTCCAGCTTGTCGGCGTAGGCGAGCGCTAGCTTGCGCACCGCGTTATCGCCGGTCGCGTTGGCGCGGGTCTCGGCCGCCTCGATCTGAGAAATCAACAGGTTGGACTGCTGCCAGAGGCACTCGGTGGAGAAGACGCTGAGGCTGGGGGTCGCCATACCTATAAGACCCACCCCGTGAATTGTTGTCGCATTACGTGGGACATACTAGGCTCTAGAGGTCGCCGGGGAAGCGCACACCAGGGCTTGGGGGTCAGCTAGGAGCTTGTCTAAAATTTAGACTCCCACCTCAACCTAGCCGGTGGGTAGCCGCGGTTGCCTCCTCGTGAGAGACCACTCGGGCCTTGACTTCGACGACACGTCCGCGAGGGTTGCTGTCGTAGCCGCCCCGGACTTGGGCGATTATCCAGAATTGAACGCCGTCCTGGGCGGCGCGGGCAGTCTCGTAGCGCGTGGCGGCAGGGAATCGCTCGGTCACCTCCAGCCAGGCGCCGCCGATCCAACCCTGCGCGAGGTAATAGGTGGACTCGGTCTGACCGCTGGGAATGTGGATAGCCATGGTACTACTAAGACACATCTCGCGATTAAAGGTCGCATTTGGAGGCGCGTTGGGGGGAACATTGGCAACGCGACATGAATTCTAGCCTTGTGTCTTAGAGGTATGGACCTGAACGCGCCTTGCCGGCACTCTGCCTACCAAAATATGGGTGGGCCGTGCGAAGCTTGCGTCATGGCCAGAGTAGGCAAGGGCAAGATCGAGCTAATCCGCGTCAGACGCACGCACCCAACGCTTCTGGAGATGATGCCGCGCCACTACTCGGCGCCCAAGGGCTTTGTGGGGCGTAACCTCTGCTATCTCATTGAGTGGGCGCCCTCCGACCTGGCCCAGGAACGCCGCATCTATGGCGCCATCGTAGGCGGGTCGGCAACGCGCTTCCTTCCGGGCCGCGTCGAGTTCTTCGGGGGCAAAGTGCCTCCGCTCAACAGCATCATTAACAACACGTTCTTTCATGCTGAGCCGGGCACGCGCGGCTACCCTTGCCGCAATTTCGTTCCCCAGGTCATTGCCCTCTGGCGCGCTCGCATGCTGATCGACTGGCCAGCAGCGTATGGGGATGCTGTGGCTGGATTCGAAACGTTGGTGGAGCTACCGCGCACGGGTGAGTGCTACCGTCGAGACGGGTGGGCTCTGACGGGGCAGACCAAGGGCTTTACCTGCAAGCGGGTAGCTGGCAAGGGTTCTGACTCATGGACCGGCAAGCGCGTTTGGGACACGGTTAACCTCCGGCCCAAGCTGGTGTTCATGCGCTTGCCCTAGTCATAGGCAACGCGACATCAATTAGCTGGGTGTGTCTTATAGGTGTGGAGGTGGCAAATGGCTAGGTCCCCATTTTGGCGTTGCGAGGCGTGCGGCGCACAGAACCACGAGATAGACGGCGAGTGCCAGTTCTGCGACGCGCATGAGCACTACACCCGCTCGGAAGACTTCGACGCGGCCAACCCTAACGGGCCGCAGAAGTGCTCTCGCTGCGGCGAGACCTACGGGGAGATCGACCCGTGAAACCCCAAACCGTCAAGCTTCCCGCCTTCCTGGCGAGCGCGCTGGTGAATGGAGATACGTCAGGGCTCTCTCGCGCCCGCCTGTACCCTGAGGAGGGCTAGCACATGCAAGCCTGGAACGTGTACCTGCGCGGCAGGTTGATTGACACCGTGTTCTACAATCGCGACTGCGACTCTGAGTACGTGCGCCAGTCGCTGATCAACCATGACGGCTACGACTACCGCATCGTCGTGAGGCGTGCCTAGAGCGCGACTAGCCGCGGATCGCTGTGTCTTAATGATGAGGAGATACCATGACCCGTGAAGAGATGATGCAGGCGAAGACGGAGATCGGGTCCAAGTACACCACTCGCGACGGGGTGATTCGCGACCTCGGCAAGTTCTCCGGCGAGCCCGTCTGGTCTGTGATGCTGTATGACTGGTGGCTCGAAGGCTCCTACGCCGACAAGGAGGGCGGCAATCAAGAGGAAGGCACGAACGCATGGGCCGCCTTCATCGTGGATGCGGACATGCGCGCCGTGTTTCCCGAGCTGGCGGGCAAATGTCTGGAGTGCGGCTTGGGGCTGAATCCCAACCTGCCTATCGCGCATCACACGCCGTCCACCTTCGCCGTGGCCATTGAGGAGGATGACAACGGCTTCATTCACTCTCAGGAGCTGAGTGAGGCGGAGTTCAACGGGCTGGCCGAGCCTGAGGAGCGCGACCCAGACCCCGATGAGCCAGAGGATGATGACTGGGTCACCTCCGACCATGTCACCTTCACCCAAGCTGGCCGCGTCATCCTCAGCTTGGAGGGGCGGGACTGCAACGATTCGGAGATGTGGGCTCACATTCGAGCGGCCATGTCAGCAGCCAACTACTGGCCCAACGTGTGGTTCATCTCGGACCACGGGAACGCGTATTTGATGGTGCCACCTGAGGAGAGCTAGAGCATGGACCCGAACGCGAATCTTGAGGAGCAACGGCGCCTGGTGAAGTTCTTCCTTGACGACGGAGAGTCGACAAATCCCACAGCCGTTGCTCTCCACGCTGTGCGCCTCGCGGAGCTTGCGCGGGCGCTGGACGAGTGGATCAAGGGCGGCGGTTTCCTCCCCTCTGACTGGCGCGTGTGGGGAGATGGACGGCACCCCAAGTAACGCAGCACCCCTCGCAGGAACACGCGCCGTTCGATTCGGCGCCGAAGATTGGAGGAATCATGTCGCTCCGCGCTGCTGCATTCGAAGGGCTCGTGAGCGTGCCAACCTTGCGGGCTCCCCAATGACCAGCCCCGAAATCAAAGAGGCGTTTGGGCGCTGGTGTGGCCGACAGCCCGATGGCCCGCGCTGGCCCGGCATTGCGGACGTGTACCCTCTCTACATCGCCAACGGCGCCCACTCCGGGACCTGGTACGTCCGCGAGCGCCTGCCTGGCAATCGGGTGTGGCGGGCTGAGGAGGATGGGAGCTTCACACTCGTGGGCACGCCCGAGATACCCTCTTGGCACTTGGACATGGCGGGGCGCTGACATGGCACTCCCCTACGAAGCCGCGCTCGCCAAGCTTGAGGGCTATTGCGAGGAGTTCGGGCGCGCCCTCTACGGCCCGCGGCAGGAGCATTCTGAGGCCGTGCGCATTTCGCTGCGGGAGCGCCGTGACTACTGGCATTCCATCGGCTCACGGATTCGCAGGCGGATGGCGCGTGAGTCGGCGCGCGACCGTGAATAACGAGTTGTGTCTTATAGGTATAAGGGAGGCATCACACCATGCAAGCCATCGTCACGAGGTACCTCTGCCCCACCAACCATCACGGCAGCCGTATCAGCGTGAGCTGCGACGCCGGCCAGCGCGTCTATCCGTGGGATCAGGCGCTCGACGTGGAGGCAAACCACGCCGCAGCGGCCGAGCGGTTGGCGCGTGAGCTGGGATGGCTCGATGGCCGCAGGCTGGTGGGCGGCTCTCTGCCGAAGGGCGCTTCTCACGCCTACGCATTCGTGCTGGTGAAGCACTAGCGTGCGACCTGAACCGGAGGAAGTCATGGCGATCAAGACCATCGAGTACACGAACTACCAGAGCGGGCGGGCGGAGCAGATCGCGGTGACCATCGGCCGTGGGAGCGTCACGCTGGAGTCGATGCCGGTCGGCTACCCCTCGGCGGACGCGCGGGCGTGGGCGGAGGTGCAGGAGCAGTACCGGGCCATCGCGCGGGCCGTTGCTGCGGAGCAGGGGCGGCGGTCAGTGGAGGTGTACGACTCGGACTGCCAGATCGACGTGGTGGAGGCGTAGCGGTAGCGGTCCACTTCCTTACGCAGGGCGGGTGGGTCGGAGAACGACCGGGCGGCGCTGGCGATGCGGCTGGAGGCGGCGGCGCTGCGGCGGTCGCGGGTGGTTGGTCCCCGGTGTCATGGGAGCAATGGAGGATGCGGCTTCGTAGGACCGGCCTGAGGCGCCGGGGCGGCCACGCAGGCTTCCGCATCCGACCTCCCGCCCGCCCCGAGCGGTTCATCGGGGCCTCGATTCTCTCCGCGGCATGGAGTCGCGGGGTGAACAGGGAGAAGCCGAGGGTTGCCCTCCGGGCCAGGTGCGCGAGGTGATGTGCTCGGATGGACGGGAGGTCGCGGTCGGCATCTGCACGCGGCCGGGGTAGGCATGTGGTTGCCGGGACGGTCCGAGGTGGTGCTCTCGGACTGCCCCTGAAGTCACATGAGGAGATAGACATGGACATCATGATTACGATTCCGGCTGAACTCGTCGCGGCGGTGGACAACTATCTCGACACCGACTGGGAGGATGGCCGCGACCCCACTAAGCTCGGCGCGCTCAACGCCGTGGCGTACATCGGGGAGCGCATCGCGGCCATCCGAGCGGCGCACCGTCGGGCGGTGGCAAATCTCGCCAAGGCGGGCGGCAAGCCCCAGGTCCCCGTAGACGCGCAGTGCACCAAGGGCCAGTTCTAGCAACGCGACCCCAATTCACTAGATGTGTCTTATAGGCACATAGGAGGCAACATGAGCTTTCTGGACGCAGTTGATGATGGCTTCAATGACCTGCCCAAGCCCAAGCCTGGGCGCCACCAGCTCACCCCCGAAGAGCGCGCCCGAGGCCACAAGCTCACCAAGGCCGACCGCATCAAGGGCGGGCGCAACGTGCCCCGGGCCAAGCGTGCCGCCGCCGCGCTCAAGTACCCGGCCCACATCGAGCGCCTGGTGGAGATGGGCGCCAAGTACCGGCTCACCTCGGAGCGCGCCCGCGAGCTGGCAAAGCTGAGTGCCCAGGTCCGTAGGGAGCAGCGTGCCCAAGCGCTGGTGACGCTGGCGCTCGACAAGCCTCTCGGGCCGGGAACCTTCGATGATCCTCTCTGGGATCTACCCGCGAAGCGGGAGATGGAGCCCAACAGCAAGCCCGCATTCCCCCCAGGTACCACTATCGGCTACCGCGTCGAGAGCGAGTTCCCCACGCCCGTCGAGCTGTACCCGGGCCATGAGGAGCACGACCCCGACCTGATGGGTCCCCCTCCCCCCGACCCCTTCACCCTCTCCGCCCTCAAGCGCTTCCTGCCCGGCCCTCGCTCCCCTCTCTCGCTCACGCGCTCCCAGCGCGCCCACGTCGACATCATGGTGGCTGGGGGGTGGCTTGAGGTGACGGGTGATTCCATGTTGCGCCTCACTGCGAAGGGGCGCGCGGCGGTTGAGGGGAGCGAGGAGCCGTGACCATTCATTCGGCATGGTGTCTCCTCGGCCTCCTGGCCGGGGCGTGTGTGAGCTGGCGAATCTGGAAGGGGGAACGCCCTCGCCACATGCGCATCCCTCCGGAGGCTCTCTATACCGGCCCAGTCAGCGACGAGACGCTCGTGATCACCACTACTGGACCCCTATGTAGGTGTGATGAGAGCCCCTATCTCTGCGACCTTCACCCAGCCACCGAGGATGATGAACGTAGCTGATTACCTATCCCCTACTTGACAACCCAGGACACCAGGCGCTAGAAGTCATCTCGGGACCCGCCCCCGGCACGGTGGTGCGGAGGCTCCCAGGCATTCCAGATGCCTCAACCGGAGGAACGCAACGATGGCCAAGCAGATCGACCTACAGGCGCAGAACGCGGTGGCTGTGCGCACCGATGTGAAGGACCGCAGGACCAGTGCCAACGGCAAGAGCGCGCCCAGCACCTTCGAAGCCTGGAGCATCCACATGCGAGCGCTGACCGAGAAGAACGAGGTCATACTCGGCAAGAAGCTGGGAAGCACGACGCTGCGACGCCAGGCGGGCAAGTGGTCTGCCATCGTCGGGGGCTTGGGAGGCAGCTATCTTGGCGAGGTGGCGCGGCTGTTGGCGACGCTCCGGTAGCTTCGAACGCGAGGGAAAGGAGACCCATATGGGCAACTAGGCGCGAAGAGCGCAGGCTGTAGTGGAGAGCGCGAGAAGAGAGGGCGAGTTACCTCTCTCAACTGTCGGCCGCAGAGTGGCCAATCCCCCGCGTCTCCAGCGGTGAAGGAGAGCCCGGCTCAATGGGCTGGGCGTTACGGTTGGGTGGCGGAACTGGTAGACGCGCCTGCCAAAAGTGGGTGCCGTGAGGCATGCAGGTTCGAATCCTGCCCCAACCATTGGAGGCGCAATGAAGGTCAAAGAACTCATCATCAAGCTGCAAGCCCTCAACCCGGAGGCGGAGGTGCATATCTACTCGGGCGGCTGGGAGTCAGAGCCTGGGGAGCTGGAAGCCATCTACGCGGCCAAGCCGAATAGCTGGGGCGACGTGAATAGCGAGAACCCACACCGCAACCCCACCAAGGATGACCTCTTCATCATGCTGGAATGTACATGACCTCTCGCCTCCTCCGCATCAAGATGGCAGTGGCTGGGGTGCTCGGCACGACGTGCGCACTATGCAAGTGGCCAGGGGTCTGGAAGCACGAAACAAAGGTAGGATCCCTAGAGGCCCAAGCCAATAAGGGCCAGTTTCTACAAGTCGGCCACCCCAACGGCCGCAAGTGGTCCATCCGTGCGGTCAATCAAATCACCCGATGGCGCCGCTACCTCAAGGAAGCCATTGCTGGGAAGGTGCAGGCCGAGTGTGGCCCCTGCAACCGGAAGCATGGCGGCGGGTTGAGGTATCCCAAGAAGGACAAGACGCGGCAGGGTGCCCCCAAGAGACGCATGGGGACCGAGAGCAATCCATGGCCCATCCGCCAGACCGCACACACTTGCTGGTGTGGCGACATCGATTGTCGGGACCATACGTGAGCACCCCCCAGCACATCTGCCCCAAGTGCCGTAAGCCTCAAGGGCCTGACGCATTCATCAACGAGAAGGGGAAGCCTACCAAGTGGTGTTTTTGGTGTCGCACCAGTTATCGAGATAAGCTCACCTCTCTCCACCAGCGCGACGCCACCAAGCCCAAGCGCGAAGAGGCTCTGGTGCTCGCCACCATCGCCAGGCTTGAGGGCTACGCTGACCATCCCCTCGCCCACCTCCTCGCCCTCTCCCACATCGCCGGGGCGAAGCGGGCGCTGGCCATTAGGGACGGCAAAAGCTGGCGGGGGAAGAAGGCGTGGCGCGCGTACTACGAGACGAAGAGGGCACTCGATACGAGCTTGGAAGCCTATGGTATCGAGCGTTGGCGTAAGGTGTGGGGTGATTTGATTGCGCTCTCACGCGACCCCAATCCGCCGCGCTGCCAGCCCGTATGGGGCTCCTGTGCGCTGCCTACCGGCCATATTGGCCCCCATGCTCAACGCGACCCCAAATCCGGAGATGTGTCTTAAGGAGTAGGGAGATTGAACGATGAGCTACGAAGCGTCAGCAGGACACGACAAGGGATGTGCCAACTATGGGGACCGGCACGAGAGTGGGTGCTGTGCCGGCACCACGCCAACGATCGAGAAGGCCCCCATCGCCACCATCGACCTGACCCCGAGCTGGGTGGCAGTGGTGCGCATCTACTTGGAGATGCTTGAGGAGCTGCCCAAGGGCTACGAGGACAAGGACCGCAAGCGTGCCGGCATGAAGGACGAGATTCTCCGATGCGCTGCGCTGGCCGACCTGTACGTGAAGGAGCACAAGCGGTGAGCCAAGACCCCAAGAAGGTGCCAACGTGGCGAGTGAGCTGGACGGAGCGCGGCTCCATGAAGGCCCAGGATGGACAGCGCGACGTGGTGGCCTCCAATGTCGTGGAAGCGCTGGAAGAGTGCCAGCCGTTGCCTCTCGATGCTCAGCGTGTGATGATCAGCATCTTGAGCGTCCCGGAAGGATGGGAATGGTGATGGACCCCGCCGACTTCGCCAGATGCAATGGGCAGGACTGCGTGAGCCAAGCTGGAGGGCACCATCCCGAATCCTGCGTCGTTCGGGACGGCGAGGGGATTGCTGTGGATCACGACTCCGCCCGATGCGTCTGCAATGACCCCGACTTCGCCAGCCTGCTGGAGAGGGAGCCCCGTCCCACCACCAATACGAAGCTCCGCTCTATCGAGAGGCAGGCCAAGTACCTACTTCGCGTAGACAGAGCCCGAAAGAGCCGAGCGGCCAAATACCAGCCCCCAGCGCCTCCAGCCGAGAAGTCCGAGTGGATGCATGACGGCTTCGGGCATGTGAACAACAGGTTCGGTCCGCATGTGAGGATTGCCGCCGTGGGAGACCCCAAGAACGCAAGCTTGATTGCCGATGCTCCCAAGACCAAACGTGCGCTGGATTCGGCTTCAGAGCGCATCCAGTCCCTGGAGGACGTGCTGGTAGCGATCAGGGCAGGCATCGTCACCATCCAGTGCCACACAGTGGGGGCCTTCACTGAGGAGGTGCGCAGTCGCCAGGCTGCTCTCACCCACATCGTGGCCCTGATCAATGAGACCCTGGACCCCTGCAAGCCCTGGTGCGTGCTGGAGCCCGGCCACCACGGCGCATGCGAGCCCCACGAGCTGGAGCGCGACTAAAATCCGGATGGCGTGTCTTACTAGCAACGGGAGTTCTCTGGAGGGTTGAGCGATGGCGCTTGAGCGGCAGAAGCTGTTCCAGATTGCGGAGAAGACGGAGCGCCGGCTCGCCTCGGAGGTTCTCCGCATCGACCGGGAGATCGAGCGACTCCGGCAGGAACGCGTGAACATCGCGGATCTTCAGCTCAAGGCTCGCCGCATGATGGATGACTTGGAGGCGCCATGACCACTGACTCCGAAGCATGGCCGCAGCCCCTCACGCCGGAGCAGGCATACCTCGCGGTGTTGACGAGGCGCCTAGCGGCCGGATGGGGAACGGATAGCGCCGATGCGCAGGCGGGCGCAGTACTGACCCTCTACCGCGAGCGGCAGAAGCGGGGAGACTTCGGGGCGCCCGGTAAGTCAAGCCCTCCACCCGGCCCCTCCCGACTCGACGCCATGGAGGCGCCACCACTCTCCAAGATGAACGCAGGCGAGCCAAACGTCAGAGCGATCTCGGGGTACTGGGCGCGTCGAGCCGGCATCGCAGAGCGGGAGCGCGACAACCTCCAGAGCCTCCTGAATGCAGAGCGGGTGAAGCGAGAGCAGGCGGAGGCGCGAGCGGAGGCGCTCTCACGGGACGCCGGAAACTATCAGGCGCAGCGCGATGAGCAACGCACCCGAGCGGAGGCGGCGGAGAAGGCTGCGGCCGGCGAGTTCAAGCGCGCAACGGAGGCCGAAAAGGCGCTCGTGGGTGTCGGGGCCCTCCTCAAGGAGGCGCTGGGGCATCTTCAGCTGGTGCGGAAATTCCCCGACTACGCCACGGGCGACGCTACGCGGGACCTGCTGGAGAGGGCCCACGCCGCAGGCTACGTCCCGGAGGGGGAGACGCCGTGAGTAAGCCGCTTCGCCACCGTTGGACTCGTGACCCCGGCGCGCACTACTCCAAGTGCCGGAGATGCTCGGCGCGCTCCACCATGTGCGGCACGCCGGGCCGGTTGGTGCGGATGTACTTCGAGCCGATCCGGAGCATCCTCCGGAAGTTGCCGGGACCCTGCATTGGAGCCGAGGTGCAGCCATGAGCCGAGAGGTGGAAGTTCTACGGCAGGTGCGCACGGTCACGCGCGGAGTTGCACAGGCAGTCTGGGAGCGAATCGGCGATGACGCTCCCCCACAAGAGGAGATCGAGTCAGCCCTCTCCGCCGCCATCTCGGCACTGGAGGAGAAGGAGGCGCGCACCGAGACGTGGGGCGATACGGTCATCGTTGGACGCGATGGCGCCCCGGCCGGTTTGAGCCCAACGACCGCGCCATCGAAGCCCTCCTCCGACTCCATGGAGGAGAGATTCCCGGAGCCAGTCGATCTCATGGAAGCGCTGAAACGAAGCCTCTACCCCCACAAGTCCTGGTGCCGTGGAGACCACTCGGAGGGGGCGTGCATCAGCGACCCTAGCGAGGTAGATCATGGCTGATTGCGTGTGTCACATGGGGGTGTTCTGTGCAGCCCACCCGGAGAAGTCGGCGCGCTACCAACTGGAGGCAGACCTGCGCTCCAGCATGCTCGAGCGGTTCGAGTGCGGCGTCGCGGCGTCGCTCCTGGCGTTCGACGCAGTGGCCACCGAGCACGCCCGCGCCGACCACTGGGTAGAGGAGGGTGGGAAGCTCGCAGACGCCCTCGCCGCCAAGGACGCTGTGATTGCGGAGTTGACCGGCCTGCACAACGAGGATGCGCGCCGTCTTGGGGAGTTGGGGACGGACGCAATGGCGCGAGCGGTTGAGATTGCGGCACTCCGCCAGCGGGTGGAGGAGCTGGAGAGGCGCATCGAGCCGAAGCCGAGGGAGCCGTTCGAGCCCCTAGGCATCGCGTCATTGACGGATGGAGGCATCGATGACTAGCGACTACAAGCCCATCACCGAGGAGGAGCTGAAGGAGATGGATAAGGCAGCCACGTTCGTGATGGGCTACGCGCCCAACGGCGTGGCTCGCGACTGGTTACGTCTCATCTCCGAAGTTCGCAGGCTCCGAAGCGCGCTAGAGCTGTACGCCACTCCCAGCCAGTGGGCTGTTGCTTGGAGCTACCGGGGGCGCACATTCACCAATGTCCTCTTCGCGCCGGATAGGCTGGATCTCCGAAATGGCGAGGGCTACCTATTGGCCCGCGACGCACTCGGTTGGGGCCCTCCTATCAAGCCCTGCGACAACCCGAGCTGTGATGGCGTCAAGGACGACAAAACCTTCGGTGATGCACATCGCTGTTTCAAGGATGGCCGGTGGCTGGATGACGGGAGCGAGATGTGACCTGTAAGCTCTGCCAAGAAAATCCCATTGTTACCAACGTGGGTGGCTGGCCCATAGCGAACCGGCCACCGAGGAAATGTGCTTTCCGAGATGGTGTCTTCAATCCGGCTAACTGGAATTGCGGTACTCTCATCACCCTCCGTGCCGACAATGGAGACGAGTGGGCATTCAGCAAGAAGCCTGGCTACGCCCACGGCGAGGATCAGAGCTGCTACACTAAGCACGTCGGCCATGGATTCTTTCTCGTACTGGGTTGGTACAAGGACAGAGGACGCACCGAGTATGCCGGCATCTTGGATGGGGAGAAGATGCAGCCTCTCCGATTAGACCAGGCCGAGGCGATTCTTGCTGGGCGCTCTCTGGCGGAACTCCAATGAGTGACCACAACCCCCCTGCTGGCTGGACCGACATTGGCGAGGCCGCGCCTCAGCCGCCCAACTGGCTGATCAAGGACCTGCTCCCCGATGGCCTGGTGGGCATCACCGGGCCGGCCAAGAAGGCACGCAAGTCCGCGATGGCCCTTGCTATGTCCCTGATGGTGACTGGCAAGCATGTCAACTTCTTCCCCCCCTTCATGCGCGAAACCAAGGTCGACGGCCATGTCCTTTACGTGAGCGCCGAGGCGCGAGCCGGCGTGATGGCCAACACGGCGAGGCGTTATCTCGGCGCACGCCTCATCGCTGATGGCTCCCTGCTCATTGCCGATGATGCCTGGCAGTGGCGCCTCGACAAACCTGATTGCCGCAAGCGCCTCCTGGACGTGATGGATGAAGTGCAGCCGGTCCTCACCGTGTTTGATCCAATGAGGAGATTACATGCGCTCGACGAGAACGACAGCGGCGCCATGAGCGAGATGATGTACCCGTTCCGCCAGTGGGCCATCGACCGGAGTGAGAAGGGTCAGCCAACGGCGGTGCTCTGGGTCCACCACATGCGCAAGCTGAAGGAGGACCAGCGCAAATATCAGGCCGAGGACGCAAGAGGCACGGGCGACTGGATCGGCATGAGCGACGGGATGCTGGTCATCAGCCCCATGGGCGCCTACTGGTCCGTCGAGGCCATCTTCAAGCTCGCAGATGGGTGGACTCGTGACTTGGTGTTCGGGCTGGGTGGCATGGAGGCCCAGGAGGTCATCACTTCTGAGGATAGGAAGGTTGCCGAGGCCTACGGTCCAGATGTTGACATCGATGCCCTCGCTCGTATATTGAAGATGTCACCTGGAAGCGTTCGCGAGTCGGTAGCCAAGCTGGCAAGAAACGAGATGATCAAGTGAGGGACGCATGAAAACCTGGGAAGTGAAGCTGGACACGAAGAGCAACGGGGTCGTCACCATCAACGTGCAGGCTGACGACTTCGTTCAGACCAGTGACGGGGTGACGTTCGTGAAGGGCGATGACCGCGTACAGGTAGCCTTCTACCCCATGGCGACGCTGCTGGGCGTCAAGGACGTGACGCCGTGAGCACATCCACGTTCACCCGGCGGCTCGCCCACTTCATGGGCGTCTCGGAAGCCAAGGCGAAGGATGCTCAGAAGGCGTTCGACGCGGCGCTGAAGGAAGAGGTCGAGGCCAGGTTCCCAGCCAAGAAGGTGGGAGAGGCGTCTGTGATCTCCCTGGACGGGGCGCCCCTCGTCATCGCCGGCCTGGGCAGCTTCAAGATGAGGATGCGGCCCGAGATGAAGTTCGATGCCTTCCGCTACGCCCAGAACAAGTCTCTGTTCGGCAACGACGGTCCGCGAGAGACTGTGACCAAGCCCCCCTCGCGCCGCCTCATCTTCACTGCCAAGTGGGAGCCCATCAAGCCATGAAGCTCCTCATCCACGCCGGCCTCTTCGCCATGGGCACCATCGAGGTGGACACAGTGACGGGCGAGTTCCGATTCCTGTGCGACCCGCTCATCAACGCCGACCAATCGGTGACCACCATGAGCGCAGCCGACACCAACATCGACCCCACTGAGGCGCTCAAGGCCGGCAACGTGTCACTAGCTGTGCTCAACCGTGCCACCTGTGACTGGATTCTGAAGCGTGCCGGCCTTGACGCCCAGGTGGTTGGTAAGGTCGGTGGGGACCCCATCCCCCTCACCAACGTGCTGGGTGGCACCGGGAAGGCGAGCGCCTAGTATGCGTATCGAGAAAGCTGACCTGATTGGCCTGCTGCTGGGTGCCTTCTTCTTGGGGGGCATCGTCGCATTGTCCGCTATTGCGCTGATGACGATGCCATGAACGCGCCCCGCCTCCTCCCCGACAACCGCACCAAGCGTTCCAAGAAGGCGCTAGCTGCCGAGAAGCGCGCCAACGCCTTGTCGCCAGGCTGGTACAAGCTGGACGTGAAGGTTAGAAAGCCTATCCCTGTGGATGGGCCTCCTACCAGGTCCGGGCTGAAGTGCCCTCGCTGCCAAGGCCAGATGATCCGCCGCAATGGCAAGTATGGTGAGTTCTACGGCTGCGCCGGGTGGCCGGCGTGCAACGGCACGAGAGGCACTGACGGGTACTCGGATGACGAGATTGGGGTGCCCCCACCTGGCTACGACGAGGATCGGGACCCAGAATACTATGCCTTCGCGTTCCTACATGACGTGGGAGATCGCTTGTGAGCTTTCCACGTCTGTTGCCAGATGGGCGCACCTGGACGCTCGATGTCGAGAGCATCGAGAACCTGGCCATTCCCGGCCTGAAGGCTGCCAAAGCCCCTAACGGGCAGCCCTACGTCTACGGCTACATCGACGCGGTGGGGGCGGCGTGCGCCATCACAGGGGCCGCGCCACCCCCCAAGCCCCAGCCGATCCCATTCCCAGACTGGAAGCTGGGGGAGCCCATCCCAGACCTGCGCCACTACCAGACAGACGGCATCGCGTGGATGCTCTCCATCCAGGGAGCGGCAGGGGGCGTGGTGCTAGCTGACGAGATGGGCCTCGGAAAGTCACGCCAGGCCATCACGTTGGCCAAGATCCGAGGCTCCAAGCGCGTCATCATCGTCACCCCCGGCCGGGCCCGCTATACCTGGGTCGAGGAGCTGGAGAAGGCTCAGGAAACCAACTTCGCCTTGATGCTCCCCAAAGGGGCCAAGGGCTGGCGCTTCCAACGTGACCTGGCCGCGCGCGCCCGCTGGGTCATCACCAGCTACGACCTGCTGCCCGAGATTCCCCAAGCCGCTACCTCGATGCTCATTATCGATGAGTGCCACGAGGTCAAGAACTCCAAGGCCCAGCGCTCCCAAGCTGCCATGTCATTTGCCCGGATGGTGCCCTACCGGCTGGGCATCAGCGCCACGCCGGCTTGGAACACGCCGCGTGACTGGTGGTTCATCCTCGACCTCCTGCTCCCCGGCCGCTTCGGCCGCAAGCACGATTTCGAGGCCCGCTACGCCGATGGGCACCAAGGCCAGTACGGCTGGGTAGCCAAGGGCGTGAGCCACGCCGATGAGCTACGCCAACGCCTGAGCTACTACCTCGTACGCCGCGAGAAGCGAGACGTGGCCCAAGAGCTGCCCCCCATGACCGATGTGCCGGTCTGGTTGGAGCCTGACCCACACGCCACCCAGGCCATGCGCGCATCTGCATTACGCGTACCTGGATGCTCCTTCTACGATGCCCTGCTGGCCACGCTGGAGGCCAAGATCCAGCCATGTGTGGAGCTGGCGCATGCCGCCAAGCGCTTCCTCCTCTTCACCTGGCAGAAGGCCCATGCCGGCATCATGGCACGCCAGTTGAATGAGGAGGGGACGCCATGTGTGCTGTTGCATGGTGAGATGAGCGACCTGGCGAGAGCCAACGCGATAGCCCTTGCACGTTCAAAAGCAATCGGTATAGTGGCCACAATCGACAGCGCGGGGCAATCGTTGAACCTTCAAGGCATCGCGTCACAAGGCATCATGCACTACCAGGACCCGGTGCCCTTCAAGATGATGCAGGCACGCTCCCGTCTCCATCGCCTTGGCATCACCGAGCCCATCACCTGGCAGCATGTGCTCCTGAAGGACTCAGCGGATGAGGTGGTCTGGCGCCGCTCAACAAGCAAGCTGATGGCCCAGGAAGCTAGCATGCCGGCGATGCAAGATGCAGGTGCCTACCGGGAAGCCATGAACGCATCAACGGTGAGCGACGCCGAAGCGCTAGCCAGCTACTATGCCGAGATGAGCGAGATGGGGATGGAGGTGCAATAATCATGGGATTCAGCCTTGGTGAGCGTGTCAATACTCCGTTCGGAGTCGGAACTGTGACGACGAACAGGCCGGAAGGGATGAACATCGCGCTGGATGATGGGAGGATCTACGTGGCCTATCCAGGCAGTGATGCCGTGAAGCCCATGAGCGACTTCAAGGTTGGCGATGTGGTGCGCGTGGACAACAACCCTCGGTACTACGAGTACGCCGGGAGAGAGAGGAAGGTCGAGCAGGTGTCGAGCTGGGTCCACGTCAGGTTCTCAGACATCGAGGCTGCTCCCTACTCGCCGCTCTCCCTCACGCTGGTCTCCCGCCCCAGCGAGGCCAAGCCCCAGATGGGGTGCATGGTCGGCTCCAATCTCGACTGTGCAGCTATCAAGTTCGACTCGGTTGGGTCACACATCCATTGGCATCGACAGAACGACTCCAAGCCCCCAGCGCCAGCCTTCAAGGTGGGCGACAGGGTGCGTGTGCGCGAGTATCCGGAGGTGGTCGGCATCGTGGAGCAGGTGCGCGTCCACGGCGCCTACCCGATCACCATTCGATGCTCGACAGGGAAGTACAAGGGCGAGACCGACTGCTACAATGCGCTCGCGCTGGAGCTTCTCCCTCCCGAGCCGGCCGGCAAGATTTCCCCCCGCTATGACCCCGTGCATATGTGTGACTGCAACCCGCTCGGAGAAGTTGGCCATCCGTGCGTGTGTCGCTCCCGACCCATGACCGCGACGGCGGCGAGCATCCTGTACGACCAAGAGAAGTACCTTGCTCAGCAGTTGATCGAGAGGACTGCACGGAAGTTGTTTCGCGCCGAACTGGAGTCCGTCTCGGATGCGCCTTTGCCCCCCAACGGCTGGATGCCAGCTGGCACGTACATGCCGCTGAGGGACATGCCGCGCAAGCATGGTGTGGGCTTCCGATGGATTGATACCAACTTCCCAGAGGACCTCAACAAGGGCATCGCCAAGTCCCTCCCAGCCTACGAGCGCCGCTTCTCTTCCCGAACCATGGCGTGGGACCCCATGGACGACACCTTCTTGGAGGACGCCTGATGGACCCGAGCACCCAACGCCTCTTCCTCTTTCTCGATGAGTGGCTGTGGATTGGCCTCTGCATCTACCTGCTGCATCGGTGGGTGGCCGGCATGCCCTACGAGCGCGAGGAGCGGGTCTGGAAGTGGACTTTGATGGTTGTGGTCTTGGTAGGCACCTTGATGATCTACGGCATCGGCTATCCGACACTGTGGGGATGGTGGCACCCGTGAGCGCGCCCAAGCGCATCGAGGCGATGACGCCCTTCGAGCGCAAGCTTCACACAGCACGGGTCAACGACGCTAACGCCGCCGCCTATGCCCGCAACCCCCAACACGGCCCCCTCGACGATGAGGAGGAACCCGACGCCTACGACCTGATGATGAACGCGCCGTACATCATGGATTTCGAGCCTTGCGGTCCGGACTGCGAGTCCACCTGTCCGTGCCGCCGCCGCCCTGCTGATGAGGACACCTAATCATGCCCCCCTTCCACAAGCGCGGCGCCGCCTACCGCATCAACCCCAAGCCGGCCGATCCGAACAGCGACTACTCCAAGTCGCTGAGAGCTGACATCCAGCGCAAGCTGGAGGCGCTGACCAAGCCGCCGCAGCCCGTCACCACGCTGGCCGATATGTCGCCGGAGAAGCAAGAGGAGATGAAGGCTCTCTACGCTGGCGGACCGAAGAGGAAGGCATGACAGAGGAGAGGCTCAAGCTCATCGAGAAGCTCATCGAGATGCACAAGAGTGGCCTTGATGCTGCCGACACCAGTGACGTGCTGGAGGGCTGGGTAAAGGGCCATTTCTGGTGCGCCAAGTCGGGCACGTCTGGATGGGCGCCTGATCGGGGTAGCCCGGCGCGAGACGCAGCTTGGGAGTGGAGAGCCAAGGACGACGAAGACGTGCCAGGACTGGCTGATCTGCTGCCGGAGTTGATCGCCTTCGCTAGGAGCAAGCTGTGACCAAGCCCAACGACTCCGGCCCCTCTCAGTATGGCTGGCACTCCGGTGATCAGGAGATGTTCCGGTGTGAGCAGGAATTCGTCTTCAAGCATCTCCGGAAGATCCAAAAGGCCGGCATCAAGGAGACCCCAAGAGCCAAGGCGATTGGCTTGTTGTTTCACGCCGGCCGCGCCCGGTGGTTCGCCGAGCATTTCCCACCCGCGAATGTGGGGTGGGCGAGCGTCTACCAAGCCGTCATTCAAGAGGCGGCGCGCCAACCGCTCCCCGTTCCCATCGGCGCCGAGCAGGAAGCCTGCAACATCCTCCAACAATATGTTTCTCATTACGCCAAGCTGCCCAAGCCCGAGGTGTTGGCTGCGGAGCTGGAGGTGGGCCCTATCGTGACGGTTGAGGGCTCATCTGAGCTGCACACCAACCGGCTCGATGACCTGAGCAAGTACCCGGATTTTGCCCATGCCGAGGCCATCGGAGAGGCAAAGACCACCTCCTCGAAACCAAACGCAGTCTACGCCCACTACAACGCCAACCACGGCCAGCTCCTCAAGCAGATGCTGGTGGTCACCACGGCAATCAAGCAAGGGAAGCTGGAGGTGGTGAAGGCGCCCATCGGGATTGTCCTTGACGTGGTGCAGAAGGGCTATGGTGGCGCCAAGTGCTCGTTCGAGCGCTTCCTCATCACCATCGAGCCCTACCAGCTCGAATGGTTCGCGCGAGACCTGGAGCGGGTGAGGCAGCGCAGGAGAGAGCTGGAGCGCCTAGATCCCCTTGTGAGCGGTGATCGTGGCAGCCACAACCTTGAGCCTGAGGCCAGGCGCAACCCTACTGCCTGCCGCCGTCTGGTGAGCGGGGATGGAGGCCAGTTCATTGCGGTGGATTGTCCGTATCTCGCCTTGTGTAAATTTGGCCGCTCGGCTGCGACCGAATACACAGTTAACGGACAACCCGCTGGGGCCGTACGGAGCAACTGGTGGGCCTGAAATTCGACTTGGCAGGCAAGCGATTTGGCCGCTGGCAGGTGCTGCATAGGGTCCCATCCCTGTCGCGACTGCCAGAGCCTAGATGGATGTGCCGGTGCGACTGCGGCACAGAGAGGACCGTAGGGTCTCAGCGGCTCCGTAGTGGCGTGTCCAGATCCTGCGGCTGCCTGATGCGAGCCTTGCTGGCTGCCAGAATGACTCGGCACGGACACACCAAGGACCAGCATGTGTCTCCAGAGTTCCGGGCATGGTGGGACGCCCAAGTCAGGTGCTACAACCGGAACAGCAAGATGTACCCCAACTACGGAGGTAGAGGCATCAGGATGCATCCGAGTTGGCGGCGCAGCTTCGATGCGTTCCTCGCCCACATAGGGCCCCGACCATCACCAGCCCATTCTCTCGACCGCATCGACAACAACCGAGGCTATATGCCAGGCAACGTGCGATGGGCGACGCGCAAGGAGCAGCAGAGGAACATGCGAGGCAACAGGCTGCTGACCGCGCTCGGCCGCACTGCGCCACTAGTTCAGTGGGCAGAATGGATGAAGCTACCCTACACCACCATCCGCCAGCGTGTGGTCAAGGGCTGGGATCCTCTTCGCGTGCTAGGGCTCGCGTGAACACGCCAGTCACCCTCCCCAGTGGCCCCCCAGTCCGCTCCGACTACGAGCGCGCTCTGGAACGCATCAGGGAATTGGAAGCTCTGCTCTCCAAGCCGGCGGATTCCGAAGCTCACGTCTGGAAGCGGCGAGCGCTGGACGCGGAGGCCCAGCTCCTCAAGAACATCGAGACCATCACCGCCCTCCGCTCCCAAGTCATGGAGATCAAGAACAACGAGCGCGACCTATACGCCCAGCTAGCCGAGTCCGAAGAAGAGCGTCTCCGGGCATGCGAGAGCGCGGGCAACCTGCAACTGCGCCTCGATGCCTCGTTAGCCCGTGAGGGCGCCCTCAATCAGCGCCTCAGCAATCTCGACATCTTGGCTCGCGAGATTACCGAGCGCGTCACCAAGATGGTTGGGGTGCTTGACAACCCAACATCAATCACGTAGAAGCCGTCTCATCCTTTCATCTGGTGAACAATGGAACGCATGACTCTCGCTGAGTACGGGCCTGGCGACCCCTTCATCAAGCCTCTGGTGCTGATGGACGCCAAGGAGGGGAAGACGAGTTTCCTCTTTATGAGCCTTCTGGGGCTCTGGCCCTGGCAGCAGCACGGAGGCGTGGTCAGCGACCCGGCGCATCTGCACTTCATCGCGCTGGACACGGCCTGCATGGACCGCATCATCCCGAGGGACCCGCCAGACGGCCGGAGCCTGATGGAGATGGCTGGCGTGCCGATGAAGACCATCGACTACGTGCGCTCGCGGGTCGATGTCATCAAGATGGATAAGGAAGTGGCTGCGGTGATGAACAGCGCCGCCTCCTACAACCACGACTGGTTCAAGGCGATGAAGCTGCTGCGCCAAGACCTGGCGAGCCGGATGAAGGATCCCAAGGAGACGCACGCCGTGGTGATGTCCTCGTGGACCACCATGTGCCACCACCACGAGCGTTGTCTCTTTGGCAGCCCTACGGGGCAGGGCGAGTCCAATGCCTACGGCACCCAGAACCTGTGGACCATGCTCAAGGAGCAGTTCCGCGAGGTGCGGCTGATCTTCCAGGCGCTCCCGAGCCATATGTTCTGGGAAGGCCACGTCTCCAAGCAGGCGGTTCCGAACTCCAAGCCTCCTGCGTTCGAAGACACACTGAGCATCCACGGCGGCGCCAAGGAGTGGCCCAAGAACACTAGCCACAACTTCCGTGTGGTCCGCGAGACGGTGCAGTGGAAGGACAAGAATGGGAAGTCCACCCTCATCAACCCCATGTACGTGAATCCCAAGCCCTCCTACTCATTCGTTCCCGGCGGGGGCCGCGGTGTGGGGGCGCTTGCAGAGAAGGAGCCAGATCTCACCAAGATGATGATGGACATGGGCTACCAGGTGGGCGGGTGGAAGCCATGAAGGTCATCGCTACCGGCTACCAGAAGCAACGCCTGGTGCTCGACAACGTAGATTCCCTCACCGCCACCATGACTGCGAGCGTGCTCAACGAGATTCGAGGGCGTCAGTTCCTGAATGCTGACGACCCGGGGCCCAAGCCTTGGTGGTTCTACCACGCTGAAGATGACGCATTTGAGGTGAGGGGGAAGGCGGCATGAGGAATCCCCACAAGGCATCTCGGGTCAACAAGGGTCCCGACGCGGATGATCGGTTCACGCCGCGCTACCTCATCGAGGCGCTGCATCAGGAGTTCAAGTTCACGGTGGATGCTGCTGGGCATCGAAATTCTCCTGCCACCAACATCATCCACCTCTACTGGGGAGGATTGAAGGCTGGCGGCATGGACGGGCTTCAGCAGTCGTGGCGTCGAGACCGTGTGTGGGTAAACCCGCCCTTCTCCGACATCCAGGCGTGGGTAGAGAAGGCCAACGCAGAGATGCAGGCAGGCTGCAAGCTGGTCGTGATGCTCATGCCGTGGAATCGCCAGGAGCAGCCATTCTGGCAGCGGTACATCGAGCCCTTCCGTGACGGGAAGATCTATCTGGGCGGGCTGGCGACCATCATCACGCGAGCGCTGAGCCCTCGCGTCCGCTACGGCAACCCCAAGGACCCGGAAGGGAAGAAGGCGGGGTCTCCCAACTTCCCCAGTGGTCTGGTGATCTGGCGTGCCAACAACTAGGCATCCATCCCGATGCCAACACCGGGCCCCGAGCCCACAGGAGAAGCACCCATGAAGAAGGGCGAAGGCGAAGTTCAGAAGAAGATCAACACGCTGCTGCGCGAGAAGGCGCGCACCACCGAGGAGCTAGCTGACATCCTCGACTCGAACCGGCAGTACATCCGCAAGGTGCTGCGGGGCCTCGTGAAGTCCGGCAAGGTCGAGACCAAGGGCGTGGCGTCGCCCAAGGGCGGGCTCACCTACAAGCGGAAGCGGTAGTAGGAGCGTGGCTGGGGCGTGCGGCCCTGGCGGCTGGGGAGCGAGACGCGTCTACCCAGTGTCAATGGAGCTAACGTGTCCCCAAAGGGAGCTGGACCCCCCAAAGAGCCAGCAAGCTCCGAGCTTTCCCGTAGTCCAACCATCAACCAACACCAAGGAAGCCAAGATGTCCCCATCCGCAGGCGAGAAGATCAGCAGCAAGAACGTCACCATCAAGCAGGCCGAGTTCCCCACCCGCGAGCCGGGCGAGCGCCGGTTCAAGGTGCTCGGCAACACGGCCACCATCAAGCAGCCCAACGAGGGGGGCGCTAGCTACGTCACCGTCCAACTGGAGCCGCTGAACCTGGAGGACGGGACTCCGAAGGGGCGCGCGTTCCCCAGCTTCTACCTCGACGGCGAGCCCAACGCGCAGACTGGCGTGGCCAGCTACGAGAGCGCCAGCGGCTGCATGGCGTTCGCGCGGGCGTGCGGCGACGAGTTCGAGCCGACATGGATCGAGCAAGAGGTGGTCTACACGGGCGACAAGGCCAAGAAGAAGGGCAAGGACGGCGAGACCCTCGTCATCATCAACCCTGAGGAGCTGAAGCAGTACATCATGGCCCACGATGGCACGGAGGTGACCGCCTACGAGGGCCTGAAGAAGGTCAGCGAGAAAGACAAGGTCGCGCACCCGAACTGGAAGGACCAGAACACCATCGACCGCTGGATCATCCCCGAGGAGAGCACGGGGAATGGGCTGCCGGCGCGGCGGCGCTAGGGAGGTGACCTGCGAGTGGTTGGGGGTTCTGGGCTTCTCTTGTTCGTCCGGCCCTGTAATCAATCACGAGTCCACTCGCAGGTGCAGTACGCAGGGCATCAGCCGACAGGGAGTCGCCTTCTGAGCTGTGGAGGTGGCGCAACCACGGCTACTGGTTGGTGCCCTGCGTAGTGCAAACCCACTCAAATCAGGAGACATGAACATGGCAGCCAAGAGCAGCAAGAAGGCGAAGGGCAAGATGGTGAAGATCACAGCGCATCTCGGCTCTGGCCGTGAGAGCAAGCTGGCTGACTTCGCAGCGGGGAGGGTGAAGCCCGAGAAGGTCACGGTGGAGGTAGAGGGCACCGGCATCGGTGACGGGTGCGAGGCCGACAAGCCTGGGCAGATGGAAGAAGCATCTGCGGCGCTGGATGCGCTGGCCACCAAGCCGCCTGAGCCCCAAGCCCTCACCCTCCCCCTCCTCACCGACAGCGCCACCCTGTTCATCCAGGGCGTGCAGCAGCTCACCGCCCAGCTCCTCGGCCAGCCTGAGTGTGCTCCTCTGCTGGTCAAGGTGAACGAGTGGCTCAAGGGCCTGGAGACCGTGAAGAAGCTGATCGTCGGCAACGATGACGCCATCGAGGGCCTCAAGAAGCTGGTCATCGAGACCGGCCAGCCCTGGGGCGAGAAGGGGTCCAAGCAACTGGTTCTCGCAGGCGCCCGAGTTCCCGTGAAGGCCATCAACTACCGAGCGCCCGGCGCGCAGCTCACCATCAACGACCTGGACGCCTCCAAGGTGGAGGCGTACCTGCGCGGGAACGCCGTGGATCCGGAGAAGACGTTGGCGGGCTACATGAAGGCGACCACGGTGTGGGGCCTCAAGGATCTGAGCCCGCTCCAGGCCAAGAACCTCAACGCCATGCTGAGCGACCCTGGCGAGTGGGGCCAGGGGCTGCGGCAGTGCCTCAAGGACACCAAGTACCAGATGATGGCTCCTGAGATGGAGGGGGCATGAGCGCCAACGAGAAGAAGCCGATGACCATTGCGGAGGCCGGACGGCTGGGGGGCCGCGCCAATCTGGCCAAGCGGGGCAACGAGTTCTACCGGGTCATCGGGAAGAAGGGTGGCGATGCGGTGAAGGCGGCACGTGGACTCGGCTTCTACGAGGCCATCGGCGCCAAGGGTGGCAACGCTGTGAAGGCCAAGGACCCCGACCACTTCAAGCGCATCGGCAAGCTGGGCGGGGAGAAGGTGCGTGAGGCGATGGCGCTGCTGAGGGCGCAGAAGACGGGAGGCACGCCATGAAGATCTGGGTCCCCAAGCAGCGTGAAGTCACCGTTGAGGTCATCGAGAAGGACAACCCGGACACCGACCTGAAGGCCGGCGATCTGGCCGTCACCATGGACGGCCGGACGCGCATCTACTCGCCTGACGAGTTCGCTGAGCGGTTCGAGGAGAAGAAGGTCCACGAGTGGCCGGGCTACATCAATGTCCAGTCGCCGGACGGGCGGTACGACTCGGGCTGCCTCGCCATCGCCCTCACTGCTGATTCGGCTACTGGCCTCGCTGCCAAGCTGAACGCCTGGGCGGAGGCTCCTGAGAATCGCGGGTACATCATCAAGCATCTCCAGACGAGCGTGGACAACTCCACTGCGGTGGCGACCTACTCGTACACCTTCCTCGCCACTACTGAGACCACCAAGGAGGACCGCGAGCACCTGGCCGACGTGCACAACGAGGTGACCAAGCTGCTGGAGGAGCGCCGCGCGAAGAAGGCTGCTGACGAACTCGACCACCTGGAGAAGGCGCGTGAGCTGCAAGCCGCCGCCAAGGTGGCCGAGAAGGTGCGTATCCGTGAGCTGGAGCGCCTCGCCGAGGCTGGTCGCAAGCACGAGGCCAACTGCGGCAAGAAGGGGAAGAAGTGATGGGAGCCCTAGCGGTGGTGCTGGCGGCGATTCTCATCTTCGTTGCTGGCCTCTGGGCTGGCAGGAACCTCTGATGCGCTCCCATGCTTATCCGTGGTGGGGGCCTCGCCATCCATGGCGGTGGTGGCGCGACGCCATTCATCAGCAGCATGAGGAGTGCCATGTGGCCGCGCTGCTGCGTAACCTCGTGATCGAGGTGAAGCCGTGAGCCCCTCCCACGACCTCCTCCCCGGCGACCGCACCCCCATGACCACCGGCATTGCAGTGGTGAAGTCGTGGGGACCCCCAGTCGAGGTGCTCATCGTCGCCTCCAAGGGCACTGGCGTGGTACTTATCGACGACGTGAACGCAATCGGCACCGAGCTGCCGACCTGGGAGCTGGTGAGCGTCACCAAGAACGCCATCAATCTGAAGTGCTCCTGTGGCAGGCCGGGCTGCACGCGAGAGGCCATCTACACTCGCAAGGTGCGCGGGCACCATCCATCGCAGGCGAGGTGATCATGGCATTCAACAAGCTGTCAGATGCTGAGAGTGAGCGGCTGGCTCTGCTGATCGAGGAGTGCGGCGAGGTCATTCAGGCAGCTACGAAGGTGCTGCGCCATGGATGGGCCAGCCGCTACGACAACGGTGAGGCTAACCGGGAGGCCCTGGAGCGGGAGATTGGCGACGTGCAGGCGATCCTGTTCCTGATGGCCGAGCGGATCGACTACCGACGCGGGGCAGCCGCACAGGCTGAAGCAGCTAAGCTGGTGAAGCTGAAGGCCGGCAAGTACCTGCATCACAACCCCTAGCCCATGCGCGGTGACCCCACCAAGCTGGGCGCCCAGTGCGCCCAGTGCCCGCTGGCCAGGGAGGGCAAGGCCCACAACCCGGTGCTGATGGATGCAGTGCCCAACCCGACCTGGGTGCGCGTGGGCGAGTCACCGGGCGTCGACGAAGCGAGAATCGGCAAGGCATTTCAGGGCCGGACCGGCGGGCAATTGGAGCTGGAGCAAGACCAAGCTGGCCTCTCCACGCACACCGCCATCACCCTCAACGTCATCGCCTGCATGCCTCCGCAGCAGGGGAAGACCGAGGCGCTGATGGGGAAGGCCCTGAAGTGCTGCCGGCCCGCGTTCGAGGCACAGATAACGAGATATGGGGCGCTGCCCGCGCTGGTGATGGGGAAGTGGGCCGCACGCGGGTATGCAGCCTGGGCCAACACCAAGCTCCCCAAGGGCGGCATCAACAAGGGCCGGGGCTTCATCCGCGAGAATCCCGTCACTGGAGCGCGGTGGATCTGGACCTGGCACCCGACATTCGCGCTGTTCCGTGAGCCTTATGCCTGGGGCGCGTTCAGCATTGACCTGGCCAGGTTCAAGCGCCTCATCACCAACAAGCTGAAGCCTGGGCCGGAGAAGCTGATCACGGAGCCTACGCTTCAAGACATCCGAGATGTGGTGCTCGACGGCAAGGTATCGGTGGACGTGGAGACGGCGCCACGCCATCCCGATGAGCGCTGGACGGGCAAGGACCCACGCCGTGCCAAGCTGAAGGTGCTCGGGCTCGGTAATCGGCACTGGGGCCTGGCCTTCCCAGTGGGAGACCGACGCTACGCACGCCACCTCCAGCTCGCGATTGAGCTGATAGAGCAGGTAGACATCATCGGCCAGAACTTCCTCTGGTTCGACCGGCCGATCATCGCGCGGCACTGGTACGGGAATGATTGGAATCGCGTAGGCCGCAAGGTCATCGACACGCTCCACAAGCGCAAGGCGCTGGTGACGGTAAGCCCCGCCTCCCTCGCCTACCTCGCCAGCATCTATGATGACGCCATTCCCTGGAAGGAGCTGGGCCTCAACCCGCTCGACATGGCGCCTGAGGATCTGCTTGAGGAGGATCCAGAGGAGAGCGATGAGGACGAGGATGATCCTAGCTCTGAGGGCGCCAAGCGCTCCATCGAGGATGACGATAAGGGTCTCGTCTTCACCCGCGACATCCACGAGCTGACCAAGTACTGCGCCCAGGATACCGTAGAGGCTGCACGGGCCGACCACGGCATGGACCAGGAGGAAGCATGGCAGGAGCCGAGGGTCAAGCGCCTCTACGAGTTCCGGATGGGCCTCGCCACCCAAGCCGCCGAGATGTACGAGAACGGCATCTGGCTGGATCCACTGGCGCGCGTGGGCCTGGCTTGGGACCTGTATGGGCTCATCAAGGAGCGGAAGGCCAAGCTGATGGAGCTGGTGGGCATCCCTGCCTTCAAGGCGAGTCCCGATCACATGAGGTCTCTCCTCTTCAGGCGACACGCCACTAGTGACATCAGGCGATTTGACCTGCCCGACCCTCCGGCCAAGGACCGCGCCATGTGGACCAAGACGGGCCTGTGCGCGGTCAACCAGGGCGCCCTGCTGATGCTGCTGGCGAACCCCGCGATGCCTCCGGAGGCCAAGAAGATCATCCGCGCCTTCTGGCAAGCCTCGGCACCGGCCAAAGCGCTGTCCACGTTCGTGGTCAGCAAGCTGATGGACCAGGCTCTTGGGGATGATGGGCGGTTGCGGCCGGAGATTGGGGCTGCGATGACGGATACCATGAGAACCACGACTAAGAGGCCAAACCTGTCAACCTGGAGCAAGGAGAAGGACTAATGGATCTGACCCAACACGACATGGAAGAGATGAAGATGGCTGCTGAGAAGACGCAGCTCAAGGCGTCGCCCCACAGCCGCAAGATGGTGGCCATCGACGCCGACAAGCTGCTGTGGCTGCTGGAGCAAGTAGAGGAGCACACGCGCTACCTGAAGCACGAACAGCACCTCTACGACCAGGAGACTGAGAAGACCATCAACGAGCAGGTCGAGCAGATCCAGCAGCTCCAGAACCAGATCGACGAGTTGAAGGGCGAGTAGATGGCATCCCTGTCCGGCGCCATTCCCAGCATGCGCGTCATGTGCGCGGCCAGGGACGATGACCATGTGCTCATTGGTGCCGACTACAAGCAGCTTGAGCTGTGGACGATGTACGCGCTCACTGGGGATGAGGTGCTCGGTGATGGGCTGCGCAACGGTGACGTGTACACCGAGGACGCCAAGTACCTCTTCTCGCTCCCCGCCCATTTCACCAAGTGCAAGTGCGACGACAACAGGTGTGTGCTCCCCAACCTGCACGTCAAGCCGAAGGCCCGGCAGGACGGCAAGGTCAGTCATCTCACCTTCCAGTACTGGGCCGAGCTGAACACGTTCTATCGAGGGCTCTTGGAGTCGGACCAGGATATGCCCTTCAGCCAGGCCGCGCTGTACCACAGCGGCATGCGCAAGCGGTACTGGCGCACGGTGGAGTGGTGGCACGAGGAGTACGAGCGGGTCTGCGCTCGGGGCTGGAGCGAGGAGCGCATCCTCGGCGCGCGGAAGACCTACCCGACCACCCCAGAGCCTCAGGCCGTGGTGAACTGGCCCAACCAGACCACAGCGGCGGTGGTCCACGGCAAGGCGTGGCTAACGCTGGGGTCTGGGAGGAAGGGGCGCCCCGGCGCGCTCGCCAAGTTCCTCGGGGAAGCTCTGCTGGTCAAGCAGTGGTACGACGCCTTCCTGGTCGAATGCCGGAGGGAGATTGTCGATGACGTGGTGCCCGTGGTGCGAGAGGCGATGGAGCAACCTCACGTCATCGAGGGGCGCGAGTGGCGCTTCCGAGTGGACATCAAGGTGGGAAGGCGTGAGAGTGACGTATAACCAAGGAGGTACACAATGAGCAGCACGCCGCGCCAGAAGTACCCGGCTCCTGAGTGGCTGGATTACTTTCCGGTGAAGGTGCCGGGAGCCGTCTACGAGGAGTGGACGCCCAAGGTAGGAGACATCGTTCAGTTCCACGGAGGCACAGACAGGCTGACCACCAGTCTCTGCTGCATGAAGGTCTCCACAGTTCGGCCGATGGGTGACGGGCGCTACCAGATCGGCATCGTTGGAATCACGAATGGCGCCGCGGGACCGTGGTTCAGCCACGAGGCTTTCGTCCGCGACGACCCGGCCCACCACAGCAGGTGTTGCGGAACGTAGAGCCGCTAGTTCTGCTCACTTCTCGCGGCTCCGAAGCCCCTTCTGGTCCCGGCCAGGAGGGGTTTCGTGTTTCAGCGCCGAGTGCCCTTGGCGGGCTGGACGGTGTTCACCGGCACCACGGGTAGCCGGCTGAGGATAACTTCCTGGGTGTCCTCGATGCGCGCCATCCGGGCCTCCAGCGCGACTACCTTCATCGCCGTGTTCCACAGGAACCCGCCAGCACCGAGCACGGCGCCGCTGAGGATGGTCACCAGCACAGGCTTGAGGTCCACCTGGCCCCAGATCTTCAAGGCTGGCATCCGTTCCGCGCTTGCCGGTCCAGGTCATCCCGGCACGCCTGGTCTGAGTCCGCGACGCACTTGATGCGGCGGGGCGTGTAGCCGCCGTCCTTGTTGTCTTTGGTGTAGCAGGAGCCCACGCCGCGCCAGAGATGGTCCACGGTGTTGTAGTGGGTCTCCACGCACTGCGCTGACCCTTCCCGGCGCTCACAAGAGCCCGACAACGCCAGCATGAGGAGCAGAGAGATCATCGCGGGTAGGTGACCGAGACACGGGCCGTGTTGATGCGCTCGAACACCTGGTGGACTCCCACGCCCGTGGCCAGAGGCACGATGCACCATAGTCCTGGATAGAACGCAAAGGCCCCGGTATTGGAGACCATCGATAGGCTTCGCGCGGTGGGTCCCCCACTTCCGGTGGTGGAGAAGGAGCCCTGGTAGAACCAGGGCAGCCCCGTAGCTCCACTTGCGAAGGGGCGCCAGAAACGCGCCATTGTCAGGGGAGTCTGGTTGAAGCTGACTTCAGCCCCGTTGGAGTCCAGTGCCACCCACTCCAGGCCCATCCCAATCATTCTGGTCTTGGACGGGTCGTCCAGGACCAGAATGATGGGAGACTTGGCGTTGTCGTACCCGTTGGCCACCAGCCGGCCCTCGCACTCGTTCGCGGACAGGGTGTCTGCCCCCAACGAGCCAGCCGACCCCACGGACAGTCCGCCGTCGAACACGGCCCCGTAGCTGGAGGTCCACGTGTTGGTGGGCGTCTGGTTGGAGGCCGTTGGGGTCAGCGTCTGCGCCAACACGGCAAGGGCAGCAACGAGGGTTGCAGCAACGAGTAGTTTCTTCATGGAGGTGCCTTGGTCACTGCATGCAGATGTAGCTCACCGTGTCCGTGGTGGTGTTCGGGCCGGTGATGGTGAGGGTAGTACCGGAGACGGCACACTTGACTGAGACGGTCTGAGTGGTGTTGTTCGCGCAGACGCAGATGGCGCCAGTGTTCACCGTGGCGGTGCAGAGTGACGGTGAGGCGTTGTTCAGTGCGCAGGTACCACGGGTCTTGGTGGAGGCGGTGATGTTGTCGCCCGAGTTGGTGAACGTACCGGATGCCGTCAGCGACGTGACGGTGGTAGCCCCCGCGCCCAGGGTGGACGACAAGGTGGTCGCCCCGGTGACTCCCAGAGTGCCGCCCACCGTGGTGTTGCCCGTCAGGGTGCTGCCACCAGTGACCGCCAACGTAGAGGCGAGCACCGCCGCACCGTTGATGGTGGTCTGGCCCACCACGTTCAGGGTGCCGGCATCGATGGCGCCCCCCGTGGTCACCAGTCCGGTCAGGGTGCTTGCGCCCGTGACACTCAGCGTGCTGGAGGCCGCGAGCGTGGTGAAGGAGCCGCTCAGGCCGTCCGTGCCGACCTGCTCAACAGCGCAGGCCCCGTTGACACCCGACCGGATGATGAGCGCCAGCCACTGGCTGGAGCCCGCCGTGATGCTGATCCACGAGGGCCGCTCGATGGTGGCGCCCGAAGAGGCCACGAAGTTGCCGTAGTTGATGCCGTCATAGCTGGAGCTGGAGACGGTGACCGAGCTGGTGCCCACCTTGTAGTAGGTCGGCTGGGAGCAGGTCAGCCGGATGCTGCCACTCGGCACGAACGTGGCGGCGCTGGTCGAGGTGACGTTGATGGGCGACTGCACGCTGCCAGCCGCGCCAGTCGCCAGGTCGCGAGCCGGGGTGAAAGGGTTGAACAGCGCCGTGAGCGCCAGGATGGAGAGGACGGCGAGGGGGACCAGAATGAAACGCTTCATGTTCAGCCTCCAGCGGGTTGGACCGGCAGCCGGCTGGTGGTGGCCAGCACGGAGTTGGGTGTATCTACCACAGGTTGGGAGGGCTTGGCGCTCTTGGCCAGCTCAGCGTCCAGGTACTTGCCGAAGAGGTCACGGGTCTTGGGGGACTGGTGGCTCTGGAGGAATCGGGCCACAGACATGCCCTTGGTCAGCTTGAGCAGAGCCTGGTGAGCGGCCTTGGCAAACTTCGCTTCTTCCTCGTCCCCAGACTCGCCTGGCACCGCGTAGCCCATCGCCTTGGCGAAGTAGAGCGGCATCGCCGTCTTGGGGTTGGTGCCGGGACGGGAGGGCGAGTTCATCTGGCCCTGGAGCGTGGGCCCCTTGGCGCCCTTGGTGGCGGGGAGCTGGGCCTGGACCTGGGTGGCGACGCGCTGAGGGTTCACACGCATCTGGGCCTCGGCTTGGTCTCGCTTTTGGCGCCACGCGGCGTCCGCAGGAGGCGCCGGCAGCGGCGGGGTGAGCTTGGAGGGCTGATCGGCCATCATGCCCAGGTCGCTGTTCTGCCAGTCGCGCAGCCAGGAGCTGGGAGATGCTGGTGGCGGCAGCGAGCTATCCATCTCCGGCAGCGCAGGCGGGAGCATGGGAGCGTCACCCAAGGCGCTCAGGTCGCCTCTGTATCCGCCCATGTCGGCATCACTCCCTTCGGAGCCGATGCGGATGCCGGAGCCGCCCATTACTGATCTCCCTCGCCCGGGAAAATGGAGCTGGGGCTGTTGGACGGGTAGCCAGTAGGAATGTCCGGGCCGGTGCCTGGCTGACCTACCTGCTGCGCCGCTTCCGGATACGCGCGCTCGTACATCTGCGCCTTGCGCCGAGCGATGTAGTAGACGATTTGCGCGCCTGCAATGGTATCCGCGAGCGAGAGCTGGCCCCCCGCGATGATGTTGGCCTGTGCCAGCTCGTGACTGCTCAGCGCCGATCCGTAGCGCGAGTGGATGAACGTGGACAGCTCCGCGGTGAGCTGGCGCTTGAACTCGCGCTGAGAGAAGGACAGAGCCTCGTCCGCGCCCGTCTTGATGGCCGACTCTGCGAAGCGCCCGAACAGAGGCAGGTTGCTCACCACCTCAGCAATGCGCCGCTGCGTGTAGTCGGCCTGGGTGCCCATGATTTCTGGATTGGCCATGCCTTGCTGGATCAGGCCCCCCAATCCCGAGGTCACCTCCAGCGATGGGCCGGCGCCCTTCAGGTAGTTCTCCACACGTCGTGTGCCGAGATTGCCCTGGTTGACGCCTACTTGAGCCCAACGGGCTGCGGTATTGGACCGCTTCTGCTCATCCATGAACGGCATGTTGGCTGTGGTGGCGCGCGTCGCCTCGGTACGAGCGTCGCGGCCGGGCTGCATCCCGAGCCGGTTACGCGTCGTCTCGGCCAAGCGATCCACGTTGAGCAGGTAGTTCAGCTCGCCCAGGTCGCCCCTGCGGTCCTTCTGCACCATCCCCGCACCCTGCATCAGCATCGGCAGGTCCTTGTTGAGGATGGGGGGCTGGGCCTGGGAGTAGAAGTCGCCGCCCGTCGCCGGGTCGCTCATCAGGGGCATGGAGCCGCGCTGGGGGGGCGGCGGCGCGCGGCCCACCACAGTCTCCTCCATCGGGGCCAGGCCTAGTGACTCGGAAGATGGCGGCGCACCCCCCATCGAGGAGCGCATCGAGCCGCGCATGCCGGCGCCCTCTCCAGGGTCGAGAGCGCTCACGTCGTCGGGCTGGTTGGTGATGTCCTGTACGCGGCCCCGGAGCCGGCGCGGTGCGGCGGGAGCCGGGTAGGGCTCCATCGTCTGGGATGCCGCTGAGGGCTGCGATGCTGGTGCTCCCGAGCCCTGGCGCTGCAAGGCGAGCTTGGTCTCGGCCGAGACGCGGCTGGGATCCTCGCCCGCGTAGATGCGGCGCAAGGCGCTGACGATGAGCGGATGCGCAGGGCTCAACCCCTCAGCCACCTTGGCAGCAGCGCCGACGCCCTGGCCGATCTGGCTGAGGTAGTCAGGCTGCTGGTAGTCGAGACGCGGGAGGGCCATCAGTAGCCGCCTCCAGGCTTGAACGTTGGAGGAGGGGCGCCGGAGCCGCCGATCTGGGAGCCGATGCCAGAGCCGAGCTGCCATCCTGCGGCGCCGCCGGCAGGGCCCCCCAGCGCGAACCCGCCCAGGGCGCCCAACCCGCCGCCAATCAGCCCGCCGAAGCCCTGGTTTTGGCCCTGCTTCCACTTCCACAGGTCCATCGCGTTCGTGTACTTGTCCTTGGACACGTCGTAGTTGAAGTCGCGCTGGTTGTTGGCCTGGCCCGTCACCATCCCCAGCGCGTTCATCGCCATGCCCTTCTTCTGCATCGCCAGCGGTGCCTGGGCCTTGAACATCGCCTGCTCAGCCAGGTTGTTGGAGTAGGGACCAAAGAGGCCCTGGTTGTTGGCGTCCTGGAGCGTTCCGGCCCGGATGGAGTTGAGGAGGAGCTTGTTCTCCGGCGCTTCCGGGTCCCATGGCATGTTCATCTCGTCAAAGAACTTCTGGAGCTGCGCCATGAGCGCGTCGTTCTTGTCCTTGTCGGTCGCCTCGCTGGTGGAGGAGCGGATGTCCGATGGGCCCATCGTCGCCCGTGGCGTACTGCGCGCGAGCGGATCCTTCGCGCCGCTGCGGGGCGTGGAGGATGCCCCAGTAGGGCCGGCGCCGAAGACCTTCTGGCCTCCAGCGCTCCAGTTGCGTGGGTCCCACCAAGCGCCAGGGTCAATCTGGTCGATTCCGCCAGCCATATCAGGAGTCCATCACCAGCACCGAGAAGGCCGCATCCGTGGCGGCGCCTGTGGTGTCGGTGTAGCAGCGGATGGTGATCTGCGGAGCCGCGGTGGCGAGCCCGTTGGTGACGCAGTGCACGTTGACCGTGCCCGAGCCGGGGATGGCCAGGAAGTTGGCGTTGGCCGGCGTGTAGCTGAGCGTCACCGTGTACACCCCGGCACCCGTACGGGCGATGGCGGACACCTGGCTGGAGTCGGCCACGGTGCAGGGAGTGGCGCCGCACGCGGCCGAGCCGACGTAGCCCCACGCCTTCGGGACCAGCGCCGGAGTGGCCAGCTTGCTGTGGGCGATGGCCGCGTTGCTCGCCACGTCGGTGTTGGTGAGGGTGACGCCGCCGCCCACCTTGGTGGTGTTGAGGAAGGTGAAGTTGCCATTGAGGTCGGTGGCGCGCAGCACGTCCCCAGTGCCCCAGACATGCAGGGCTCCGACGCTCATGGCTCGGAGCATGGACAGCGGCGACGCGAGCGCCTGCTTGGGGATGCACAGGAACAGGGACGACAACGCGATGAGCACGATGCCGAGGATGACTTCGAGAGTGGTTGCCTTCTTCATCATGGGTTCGAGATCCTCATGGGGTCCTCGGGAGCACTTCCATGTTAGCTGCGATGCCGTAGATCTCCCAGTCGGAGATGCCCTTCTTGAACTGGGCCGTACCTGAGGCGCTGACCGCAGGCGCCGCGGTGCCGTCGCCAGTCTGCACTACCGTGAGTGTCGTTTCAAAACCGTAGATGCCGCCCAGCAAGCGCCGGCACGCGGTGAGCTGTGCCGCCGTGGCGTAAGCATTCACCACGTTGGTGTTGGCGTCGAAGTTGATGACGAAGTTGGACTGGCCCGGGTCCAGCAGGTCGTCAAAGCTGAGCACACCCGACGCCAGAGAGACCTGGCAGCCGAAGGCGTTGAGCGCCGACTGCACACTGCCGTGGCTGGTGCCCGCGGAGTCGTAGGCGAGTGCGGCGGCAAGCGCAGTGAAGAGGGTGGATAGGGTGTACGTGCCTTGCGGCACCGTAGCGATGTACTGGCTCGGCGTGACGTTGTAGGCGTTCGCGCCAAAGATGAACAGGTCGTTGACGCCCGTGATGATGGTGTAGCCGGCCGTGTCGTAGATGCGGAAGCGGTGGGTCTGTCCGGCGCGCCGCGTGGCCGGGTAGATGGCGGTCTTGATGGCGCGCCCGGTGACCGTGTTGCCCGTGGTATCCAGCGTGCTGGAGTCCAACCGGAAGGGGTCCGCGGCGCCGAGCCGCTTGGTGCGCGAGATGACCTGATCGCCGTCGTCAATCACGAAGTCGGCGGAGACGGTGAGGTCGTTGGAGGGGCGCAGGGAGAAGAGGACGCCATCGTTGATCTGGTCGCGCGCGGGGGCGAGCGCGTACTCCTTGGTGATCAGCTCGGCGGTCACCTCGGGGTCTACGTAGTCCTTGTCTGCGATGTAGGCCGCCCGTGCCGTCATGTCGCGAGTATCGGTTCCGTACTCGCCAACAACGCCAGTCAGCACCGACGCGGCGGTCTCCACCCGGTCTAGGTAGTACAGCTTGGAGTCCTTGCCAGCGCGGCCCTCCACCAGCATCCCCCAGGTCTGCGGCACGGGGGCTACACCAGCAGAGGCGCCCCCAAGGAACTGCTGAGGCCCCCACCACTTCGCCTCGCGCCAGTCCTGAGGCAGACCCTCACGGAGATCGAGCCACCACTGGTCTCCTGGCGCCGAGGTCTCAGTCACCGACTGGCCGGCGCCCCACACCGCGAGACGGTAGAAGCCGTCGAAGTAGGCAGCGCTCCAGCGGTACTGAAGCTGCGCAGGAGTCAGCTTGAGCGCTGGCTGGATCTTCTGCCCGATGCGATGCGGCAGCACGCCAGCAGCGAAGCACCACACGTCGTCCACGCCTGCCCAGATGATGCCGACCGGCGTGCGAGCTACGGTGTACTGGCCGGCGCAGCCGCAGTTCACCGAGATGCGCTGGATGGTGAGCGTGCTGGTGCCCCCC